ACTGCTGCCACTCGTCGGAGTCGACGATGCCGACGCCGTCGATCGCCTTGCGGATGACCGTGCCGAGCGCCCCGGTGAGGGAGCCGTCGACCTTGTCCTCCTTGGCCTCCTCCATCAGCCGGTACTGATCGCGCAGCCCGTCAGCGGCGAGGCAGATCGCCTCGGTGCCGATGTTCCCCAGCACGCCGTCGTTGAGCGTGATGGCGTAGCGAACGCTGCGGTCGAAGCACTCCCGCACGAAGGCGGGCATGTACCCCTCCGTCCTGCGGAAGACCTCGTCGAAGTCCGTGTCCGGGTCCAGTGCCTTGCCGATGACCCTGCGGGCCAACTGCTCCACACCGGCCCGGTCCATCGCCCCGACGTGGATCACCGCGCCGATGCGTCCAGGCCGGAGCATCGCCTTGTGAATGTCCTCGGCGTGGTTGGTGGTGAAGACCGTGAGGAGCTTCATCCCCTTGACCTTGATCCCGTCGAGCATGTCGAGATGGCGCTCGATGGTGCTGCCCGACTGCGGCCCCGCCATCGTGTCCACGTCCTCGGCGAACACGACCGCCGGTTGGTACATGCGGGCCATCTCCAGCGTCTTGGCCAGGTCGTCCTTGCCCGGTCGGCACATCAGGAAGGTCCAGCCGTGGGCCACCGCGATCTGCGCCGTGAGCAACGCGGCCAGGCTCTTGCCGGTGCCATACGGACCCTCGAACAGCACGGCGAACTTGCCGTCCTGCCCCAGCTGCTCCAGCAGGTCGGCGTGGCGGATGAACGCCCACACGTCGCCCTCCAGGCGACGCAGCACGCTCTCGGTGTAGACCACGTCGCGGGGGTCGACCTTCGACACGTCGATGAAGTTCTCGGCGCCGTCGATGGCCATGCCCTTGTAGATGGAGCTGTCGAGCAGGAACTGCTCGATGAGCTTGAACAGCCCGTCGAGATGGCGGCGCCACTTGCGCGGTGCCTCCACGTTGACCTGGAAGATGATCCCGAGCTCAGGGTCCCTGGTCTGGCCCAGGATGAGTGTCGCCCGGTCCATGCCCGGGATGGTCATGGCTCCCCACGGCACCTGCTCGGTGTCGTTCTGCCCGGGGCCGACCTTGATGTCGATCAGCTGGGGCAGGTCCCGCCCGAAGAACGAGTAGAGGGTCTTGCCCAGCGTGAACCCGGCGAACGCCTTGATCGCCAGCTGTGTCGCCCTCGCTCCGTCCCACGGTCGGTACGGGAAGGTCTTGCTGAAGGAGAACAGGTTCTCCTCGTCGTCTCGGCGCTTCTGGAGGAACTCGATGCTGCTCTCCAGGGTCGCGCCCGCGGGCAGCACGTACTTCGTGCCGTCGAAGACGATGTCGTCTTCGGTGCTGAGCAGCCCTCCGATCTCGGCCAGTCGCTGGAGAGCTTCCTCTCGCAGCAGCTGCTCCTCGCTCGGAGCGAGCGCGCCATCGGCGCGCGGCTTTGCTTTCGCCACCATGCGGTTCCTTTCCTCAATGCCCGGGGGTAGTTCCGGGTCGTGCCCTGGCCTGGGTACGAGCCAGACCAAGGCGGGTCTTGTCAGACCAAGCGGGCGGCGAGGAACGCCTCCATGTCGCGGTGGGCGTCGAGGCACCACTCGCAGGGCCGCCGGTTCATCGGGGCCGCGTCGACGTAGACGATGGCGCCGTCCGGCAGTGGGTCTGTCACCCGCTGCCCGCACAGCGCGGTGCGGGCCAGGTGCTTCGGGACCAGGTGGTACACCGGATCGCCGGTGCTGGTGGGTAGGGACAGGGACTTCACAGCTCCACGTGCTCCACGTCCACGACGCACATGCGCCCGTCCTCCATCGGGAAGCGGTACGTGCCCGGTTCGCCGTGCATGGCGATGAGCTTGAACGCCACCACGTGGGCGTGCTCGTCGCCGAGCGGGTCGACCTTGACGGTGCCGATGCGCGTGCTGACGGTCACGTCGAAGCTGAGCATTCCCTCTTGGTCGACCGGCAGGGACGTGCCGTTCTGGGGTCTTGCCATTGGTTCCTTTCTGTCTGACCACGGTGGTCAGATCGTGGACCGGGAGGGGTACGAGCCCTCCCGGTCCTTCATTCCTCCACGTCCTTGAACATGGCGTCCCAGCAGGCGCTGTGGATGCCCGTCATCAGCGTCTCCCGGTCGCCGGGGGACATCTCGGGCATCGCCACCTGAATGTGGCGCTTCGGCCCGCCCACCGCCTTGTCGTGGCGCCACGCCTCCAGCTCGTCTGTGTAGGCCGTCACCGACGACGGCAGGTCGCAGAGGGGGCACACGCCCTCCACGACGGTCGTCGGCCGCTCCGGCAGGCTCATCGCGCGCTCGCCCGTTCGATGTGGTCGGCCAGCAGCTCGGCCACCAGGGCAATGTCAGCGGCAAGCTGAAGGAAGTCCGCAGTCACCGGCTCGTAGGAGTGTTCGGCGTTGATCACCAGGCTCTCCAGCTCGCTCGCCTTGGCCCGAAGCAGGCGAACCGCCTGACCCGGGGACGGCCGCTCATCGTGGACGCCGCTCACTGGCGCACCCGCAGCTTCAACCGCTGGCCGTTGCCCGTCCCCAGGCCCACGCCGACTTCCTGGAAGTGGGCCTCACAGAGGTAGGCCCACGGTCCCATCGTCGTGCGGGCGTCGTAGCGAGCCAGCGTCGGCTCGGCATGGTCGAGCTGGCAGTTGGGGAGCTCGAGCACCTCCACCTCCTCGCTCACGGCTCGACCTCGATCTCCCCGGCCGCCACCGCAGCCTCGTACGCCCTGGCCTCGGCGTACTCGGTCTGCCACTTCCACGGCTTCTCCACGACGTCGGCGATGGTGCCAGCGTCGTAGTTGTCGGAGTCGGCCATGAAGCGGGTGAGGAACACGAGGTTCTCGTGCACCGTCCACCACTCGGTCTCAGGCATTGCTGTTCCCTTCTGCCCGCTCCCCGATGGAGCAGGTCGTACCTGGAGGCGGTGTCGAGCCGCGTCCGGGTGGTTGACGGAGGGAGCGCGGGATCGCGCCCGCGCTCCCTCCGTTGCTAAGGAACCTGGTGGAGCGCCAAGGCAACAGCCGTGCGTTTCTAAGCTCCACCGCTCCGGCCCAGGGACGCGCCGATGAGCCAGTACCGTCTACGGGACCCACTCCCTCTGGTACGCAAGCTCACCGGAGCACGAAGCCTTCACCGGATCAGATTCGCCGCCATCGGACCGGGTTGTCTCTCCCGACCGTGGTCGACTCGGGCCTCGCCTGTCACACCCAGGCGCCCGTGATGTGGACGGGGCGGGCTACGAACCCGCACCGCCCTGCGACCGGATCACCGGCCGCTTGCTCTGCTTGTGCGCCCACACCGGAGGCACTTCGCCCCGGCGCCGGGAGCGAGCCTTGGCCCGCTGCCGGTTGCGCTCGGCCTTGTCGGCCAGGGCCTTACGCCGTGCCGCCTCGGTGGCGCCCCGCCTGATCTGGCGGCGCCGGTACTCCTGCATCGCCGCCCGCTCCAGCGCCGTCGTGCCGCCCGGTTGGTCCAGCGGCCCGGCCAGCGCCCGGTTCTCGTCGGTCGTGGGGGCCTTCTCCCGGGACCGCATCCGCTGGGTCTGCGGCTTGCGCGCCCCCGGCGTGGGTCGGAACCCGACGCCCTCCACGAACATGCGCTCCCACCTGGCCCCCGAGAACTGCTGCTCGTAGGGGTTCCCGATGGGTGCAGCCACCCCCGCCCCGACCGGCAGGTGGTCGAGGCGGGGGGGATCGGCCTTCTTCTTGGGGAAGAAGGGTTTGGCCTTGGCCGCGCCCGGCGAGGGCTTCAGGTCCGGCCCATGCAGGCAGACCGAGCACCACTCCGGGGCGGCCCCAGGAATGTGGGGGCACTCAGCCACGGCGCCCGGCCCGCTCCGGCCACAGGAACTCGCACGCCCGCACCCGCACGGCGGGATCGGTGTCCTCGTTCAGGCCCTCGTGGATGACGAGCGGCCCGCCTCCGCAGAAGTCGGCAAACAGCGCCATCACGCCGGGCCGCGCCATGTCCAGCACCGCCCGTTCCAGCTCTTCCATCCTGGCTCCTCTCTCCTCCGGGGGTACGAACCCCGGCCTGCGCCGCCCGCCCCGCGGGGGCACCCTTATTCTACCCGCCCGGCGGCGGTACCGCAAATCGGGCGCAGTCGCAGGGGCAGTAGGGCTGCTCACGAGATCACCCCTCTCAGCCGCTTCACTCCGGCTTCGGGCCTGCTCACATCGGTGAAGGCCACGCCTCCCCGGATGCCGTACAGCGGCAGTCCGGCGTCGTGCTCGGCCACCGCCTCGGTGGCGCACTCCACCCGCACCGGGCAGGTGCGGCACTGCGCCAGCGCCAGCGAGCGCTTGGCCCGGCCCGCGCGTCCGGTGCCCCACTCGTCGGGGAAGGGGCTGTGCGCCCCCTCCCGCTCACACGCTGCGCCGGTCATGCCAGCCTCCGGCGCGTCCGGCGCATGAGCACGCCGCCCACGCCCATCAGCAGCACCGCCGTGCCGATGAAGAGCTCCGGGCCGGAGCCGGTTGCGGGCAGCGTGGTCACCGGGGCTGTCCGGGGCAGCACCACCACGCCGGTGACCGGCGGCGGGGTGACCGTGACCGGCGTGTCGATCTGCACCGGCACGGTGGTGACCACCGGCTCGGGCGCAGGCGGGGTGTCGCTGGTCGGCGGTGCGTAGATGGGCACGTCGTCGGACACGCACTGCGGTGGCCCACCGATGGGCGCCCCGTAGTGCATCCCCTCGGGGCAGGGCGGCATCGTCGTGGGTGGGGCCACCGGCCCGCAGTCCACGCTCGACCAGTCGATGGTGTAGCGGGCCTCCTCGGAGCCACCGTCCCAGATGATGCGGACCAGCGTCGGCCCGCGCGTCCCGGTGGCATCGAGGCGTGCCCGGTGCTCGTAGCGGGTGGAACCCAGCGGTCCCACCGCGGCCTGGAAGTTGTCCCCCGTCTCCACCCGCGCGTCCGCCGCGACCGGGTTGGTGATGACGACGTGGGTGATCTTGGCGGACTCGCCGCAGGTGATCGGCTCGACGGTGACGCTCATGCCGTCCCCCACCACATGGCCAGGGCGACGGCGACCACGAACAGCACGAAGCCGGTCAGGACCCACTGCCACGAGGGCTGCACCGGCCGGTTGTCGGGCTGCTCGTCGAGCTCCGGGAAGGCGGTCATGACTCGTCACCACCCAGCGCCCGCTCGACCAGCTCGACGGCGACCAGCTCGTGGCGCAACACGAACCGCCGCAGCCGCAGCCGCCGCCGTCGTTGCCGCTCCCACTTGGCGTTGCGCCGAGCCTGTGCCGGTCCGGCGATGGCAGCACGACGGGCCTCGTGCTGTTCGGGCGTCCCGACCCACATGCGCCCTCCACTGGCGCCATCGGTGGGCAGCGGACCGTGCTGGCGGACCAGCGCCCTGGTGTTGCGGGCCGTCTCGATCTGCGCCCTGGTGCCCCGGTCGTGCCAGTGCACCAGGCCCCAGGTCCGGAGGCTGAGGCTCTTGCGGAGGAAGCTCATGACCGCCCCCTCGCCGTGCGCTCCAGCCGCTCGCCGCAGGGCACGCAGATGATGCGGCTGGGGTCGAGCAGCGTCTGGCTGTCCTTGGGCCAGTAGGTGGCACCCTCGGAGCGGTAGCGGTGCCAGTCCTGCTCCAGCGGGGTCGGGTGCCGGTCCAGTTCGACCAGCACCCCGAAGCCCATGTCGTAGTGGTTGTAGACCCGGGTGCCCACCTCGAGAGCCACCTTGTGGCCACAGGCCAGGCGCCTCGCGGCATCTTGCGCCACCTTGGGTGCCTGGATGGCACCGCTCAGGCCCTCCTCGGCGGCCAGCTGCGGGCAGCCGTCACGGTGGAGGAGCTCGATGGCCCCAGCGCCCACCTCGGGTGCGTCGTGCCAGTCGGCACCGCAGCCCGGGCAGGGCGTGAGGTCGATGGTGTACCACTCGGCGCTCACCAGATCACGCTCAGCACGTCGTCGATGGACCCGCCGCACAGGCCCTTCAGGAAGACTCCTGCGGCCTTGGCGTCGGCCACCAGCTGGGGCTTGATGTTGCGCCCGCCCATCACCTGGTAGGTGGGGATGCGGACCCGGCACGGCGTGCCGTGGCGCGTGGTGCCGTGGCAGTAGGACAGGTCCATCGGACCGGCCCAGCTGTCGCCCACGAAGCGGATGCGGGTGATGGCCGCCAGGTCCGGGTCCGTCCACTCCAGGGTGAACGACCGGGCCACGTGTGGCTCGACCAGCGGGTTGATCTCCCGCGAGTACTGCTCTGTCATCTCGGTTCCCTTCCGGGCCGTACGAAGGCCCAGGTTGATGTGGGTCGCCTGCTGGCGTCCCTGGCAACGCTGCGGTGCAGCGCTCCCAGCGAGGCCAAAAGTCGATTACCGCGCTGCCAGGTGGCGGCGGGCGGCGGAGCCGGTGCCCAGCACGCTTCCGGCTGGGGGAACGGGCCACCCACCCACCCCTCCCCTTCGGGGAGCTCGGCGCCAGCGGCAGCCGCCTCCCGCGCCCCAGCCGCCAGCGCGCCCGCGCGCCAGCGGCCCGGGCTGAGCGCCCGGGCCGTCGTGGCCATCAGTAGTCCACCCCTTCGCAGGTCAGGAACCCGTCACGGGTGTCGCCGACCAGGTCGTCGCCACCGCTGTTGTCGCAGTCCAGCTCGGCTGCGGCGATCGAACCGTCGCCACCGTCGACCGGGATGCGGACGTCCAGCCGTTGGGGCGGCACCACGTCGCAGTCGGGGAAGGTGCCAGCGTCGATGACCACCACGTGGCCAGCGCACTGCCCGGGCACGGTCAGCGCGGCGACCGGCTGGCGCACGGCCGGAGCCGGTGCAGCCACGGTCACCCAGGGTTCGGCGAACGGCGGCAGCTCCACGAACGTGGTGGAGCTGCCACCAGCGGTGGCAGCCACCGCGCTACCGACGACGACCAGCGCGCACAGCGCACCGGCCACAGAGAACTTGAGCATGGGACCCTCCAGGGTCGAGACGGGTGCCCACGGTGGGCACCCCTGGCTAGGCACGTGACCGTGCCCACCCAGGGGCGCCCCAGCCCGAAGGCCGGGGAGCCACCCGTAAGGACGCCTCAGCTGGCGACCACCTCCTCGGCAGGCACCTCGACGACCGGCGCGTCGACGACCGCGTCGGCCACAGGGGCGTCGACCACAGGGGCAGCCTTGGCCGCCTTCCGCGCCCGCTTGGGCTTGGGAGCGGCCAGGGTCCCGTCAGGCAGGACCCAGCCCTTGGCCGACCAGGTGAGCTGCTGGGACTTGTCGGCCCGACCGGCGGCGTCCACGATCAGGCCGTGAGCCTTCTCCCACTTCGCGATCTGGGCCGCGTCGTGGGTGAGCTTGGTGACGGGGTCGAAACGACCGGCGACCTTCTTCCCGGCGACCATGGTCATGGGGGAGAACTTCCGCTCACCGTTGCGGACCTGGTCCCAGCGGGTGAACCCGTCCACCTTCGCGGCCATCTGCGCGACGGCCAGCGCGTTCGTGGTCGGGCGCCCCATGACCAGGCAAAGCTGGCCATAGGTGGTCCAGAAGGGACCCTCCGGGATGGACTCAAGGGCGGCGCGGACGGCCACCGTGTGGGCGTTGACCTTCACGGTCGGGACAGGGGAAACTGACTTCTTAGCAGGCACTTTCGGTTCCTTTCGTGGCCCGAGCGGGGCGCCCGGGGTGATGTAGAAAGGATAGCCGGTCGGGCGGCGGTACCGCAACCGATCGGGCGGATTAGGTCAGAGCTCCTAGCGATACCGCCCATCGGCGGGAACGATAGGGGGTGGTGGCGAACGGACGTTCGTGCCGGACCCGGCTCCGTGCTCACTACCTGCCTGCTACAGCCCAGTTTCCGACCCCCAACCTGCCGCCGCCCCGCGACGGGCGACCCCATCCGCATCCGTATACGGGAACCCCCAGCGGTATACCGGAAGGGGCCTCCTAAGCCGTACACGTGTACGGGATGGAGGAGTACGGTATACGGCATGAGTAGACCCCAGACGAAGGGGCCGCCGGTCGCCGTGCGGCTCACGCTCATGGCCATGGAGCGCGCCCAGGCGCGGGCCGACGACGCCGGGCTACCGCTGCGGCGGTGGGTGGAGGCGACCCTCGAACGGGCGCTTTTGCCTTCGGAGAAGGCCGACGTGGCAGACGCTAAGGGTAGGCACCCCACCACGAAGCGTGTGCAGTCGGCTACCGAGGCGGAAGACCCCGACGTCGCCCGGTTGACCACGCTGCGCGACTCGCTGACCGGGGTGGTGCCGCCCGACGACCCGCCGGACTGCGAGCACCCGCGCTCCGACGTGCGCGCCGGAGGCATTCGGGTATGCCGCGACTGCGGGGCCATCAAGGGCATCGGCGGCCTCTGGCGGGTGCCGTAGGGGGCCACCCGTAGGGAGAAGGTGCCGCAGCTTCGCGGCGGGTAAGGTGCGGTCGTGCCGATGCCGTCGAAGGGGACCAGACGCCGCTTGACTGTGCGGGTGCCGATCGACACCTACCTCGGTGCCGCCCGGGCCGCGGCCGCCCGGGGGTGGTCGATGACCGGCTACGCCTCCTACGCCCTGGGCGAGCAACTCAAGCGCGACGCCAGCGCCACCACCCGTCTGGAGCAGACCAACAGTGGATGACGCCACCCGGGCCGAGGAACTGGCGATGTACGACCCCGGCGAGGCCCGGGGGCCGTCGCGCCGGGAGCGCTCGGGCAACGCCGCCGTCGCCCTGCGCCTGGCCGGGGCCAGCTACGCCGAGATCGCCGACGCCCTGGCCTTCGCCGACGCCAAGGCCGCCCGCAGCGCGGTGGAGACGACGCTGGCCGCCAGCGCCACCGCGCACTGCCGCGAGCAGCTGCGCTCCGAGGAGGCCGGGCGCCTGGAGCGCCTGTTGCGGGGGGTGTGGGGCAAGGCCACCAACCCCGACCACGCCGAGCACCTCCCGGCGGCCAAGGTGGCGCTCGCCATCATCGACCGCCACGTGCGCCTGTACGGGCTGGACGCCCCCGCCGAGGTGGTGGTCCACTCGCCCACCACCGCCGAGATCGACTCCTGGGTGGCGGGCATGACGGCCACGTCGCTGGCCGACCTGCGGGCGCTGGAGGCCACCGTCGTGGACACCGAGTCCTCCGTTGTCGACGCCTGATGAGCACCTGCCCGGCGTGGTCGACGGCGACGACCTGCAAGCGTGGATCGACGGGCGCCTCGACGCCGCCACCGACCGGGTCCGGTACTGGCGCTACCGGGTGCTGGGCGGGGACCCGTCCACCATCGTGAGCCAGCTGCCGGGGCGGCGCCGGGTGTCGATGGAGGTACCGCTGGGCGAGTTCGTCATCCTCCGCGACCACGCCAAGCGCCGGGACCTGACGGTGGTGCGGTTCATGCGGGCGGCCACCGCCTACGCCCTGATGATGGAGGGGGTGCCGCCCGAGCAGCGGGAGTGGCTGGGGCACTATGGCATCTGGGCACCCGAGGAGGCACCATGACCACCGCCGTCGACCCGCAGGCGTACAAGGGGTGGTCCCCGGCGGCCCAGGCCAAGGCCCTGGAGAAGCTCCAGGCCGCCCGCAACGAGGCGTGGCGCCCGTTCTACTGCCCCGATGCGGCCTGCAACGGCAAGCCCCACGACGTGTGGGAGTGGAACCACGCCCGGGCCGACCAGCGCCCGCCCACCGACGCCGACTGGCTGGTGTGGCTGCTGAAGTCGGGCCGGGGCGCCGGGAAGACCCGGGCCGGGTCGGAGTACACGCACCGCATGGCCAACGTGACCCACCGCCTGGCCATCGTGGGGGCCACCGGCGCCGACGTGCGCGACATCATGCTCGAAGGCGAAAGCGGCCTGCTGACCATCGCCGCCCCCGACTTCCGCCCCGCCTACGAGCCGTCCAAGCGACGGCTGACGTGGCCCAACGGCGCCGTGGGGACGACGTATTCGGCCGAGGAACCCGACCGCCTGCGCGGCCCCGAGCACGGCTACGCCTGGATCGACGAACCGGCCCACTGGGCCCTGATCCAGGAGGCGTGGGACAACCTGCTGTTCGGCCTGCGGATCGGGCGCCGCCCCCGCATCTGCGCCACCACCACGCCCAAGCCCCGCAAGTGGATGAAGGAGGTCACCGCCGACCCCCGCACGCGCCTGGCCACCGCCAGCACCTACGACAACATCGACAACCTGGCGCCGACCTTCGCCGAGATCGTCATCGCCCGCTACGAGGGCACCCGCCTGGGGCGCCAGGAGATTCACGGCGAGCTGCTCGACGACATCGAGGGCGCGCTGTGGACGTATGACCTCATCGAACCCGACCGCCTGCCCTTCGCCCCCGAGCTGACCCGCGTGGTGGTGGCGGTGGACCCCGCCGGTACCGCCAACAAGACCTCCGACGAGACCGGCATCATCGTCGTCGGCTTCCTGGAGGGCCATCTCTACGTGCTGGCCGACCGCAGCGGGCGCTACTCGCCGCTGGGGTGGGCCAAGGCCGTCGACGCCGTCTACGACGAGTTCGCCGCCGACGCCGTGGTCGCCGAGAAGAACTACGGCGGCGACATGGTGCGCCACACGTTGCAGTCGGCCGGTGTCACCAAGCGGATCATCCTGGTCACGTCACGGCGGGGCAAGGCCATCCGGGCCGAGCCGATCGTGGGGGTCTACGAGCAGCACAAGGTCCACCACGTCGGCATCTTCCCTGAGCTCGAGGAGGAGATGACCTCCTGGCGGCCGTATGAGGACAACTTCAGCCCCAACCGCCTCGACGCCCTGGTCCACGGCGCGACGAACCTGCTCGGGCGCCACGCCCGCGCCGACATCGCCACGCCTGCGTCGCTGCGCCAGCGGGCGGAGTCGGCCGGGCTGAGTGTGGTGGCGTCGTGACTACGACTGCGACTGTGACTGGCCGGGGCGCTCCCGCTGCTCCCGCTCACGCTGCTCGCGCTCGCGGCGCTCGTCGGGCGTCTCGTTGGGGTCGGGCGTCTGCGGGGTCTGCTGTTCGCTCATGCCCGCTGCGTTCCCGCCTGGCCGTGAACCATACGCCGGGGGTGTGACACAGATGCTGGCCGACGTCACCGTCACGCTCGACCAGCCCGTCACCATCGTCGCCGCCTTCGTGGTCGGCGTGCTGGCCGTGGCCCGGGCCACCCGTCTGCTCATCGACGACGACTTCCCGCCGATCGTGAAAGTTCGCGAGTTCTACGTGTCCCACGTCCCTACAAGGTGGGAGGGTCTGGCCGAGTGCCCCTGGTGCATCTCGCCGTGGCTGTCGCTCATCGACCTGGCGTGGGCGTGGGGCACGGGATTGCACTGGACGTGGTGGTTCGCCAACACGTGGTTCGCGGTGGCGTGGCTGGCGGCGTTCCTGTGCGCCCGCGACATTCCCCCCGACGCGAGGGGCTGATGTTCGGCTGGTGGCGGTGGCGCCGGTACCAGCGTCAGTGTCCCCATCCCTCGTGGGCCATCCGCTTCATCCACGGCGACGAACGGTTCATGGGCTACGCCAGCCAGTGCACGGCGTGCGGGAAGCTGTTCCGGTGAGGCTGCTCGACCTGTTCTGCGGGGCGGGCGGGGCGTCGGTGGGCTACGCCCGAGCGGGCTTCGAGGTGGTGGGCGTGGACCACGTCGACCAGCCCCGCTACCCCTACGACTTCATCCGCGCCGACGCCCTCGCCATTCTCAGGCGCCCTGAGTTCCTGGCCGACTTCGACGTCGTCCACGCCTCGCCGCCGTGTCAGGCATGGTCGGCCTACCGGCGCCGCCGGGGCGTGAACCGCAACGCCGTCGACCTCATCTGGATCACCCGGCGGATGCTCATGGCCCGGGCCAACGTGTGGGTGATCGAGAACGTCCCCGGTGCCCCGCTCGTCAATCCGGTGCAGCTGTGCGGGTCGAGCTTCGGCCTGTACGTGCGGCGTCACCGCCTGTTCGAGTCCAACGTCGCCCTGGTCGGCTCGGTGTGCAGCCATCCCCGCGAGCGCGCCTTCCCCCCGGCCAGCAACCGGCCCAACCCCCGCTTCACCGTCGAGGTCGGCACCTACCGGGTGCGCCGGGAGCTGAGCGCGGCGGCGATGGGCACACACTGGATGACCGGCGACGAGATGACCCAGGCCATCCCGCCCGCCTACACCGCCTTCCTCGGCGAACAACTACTCGGTGCCCTGACGGCCTGAGCGTCGGGTCTACGCTCGTCGCCCAATGGCGCGCACCCGGACACCGGAAGCGCCGCTGAAGGTTCCCAGCGGCTTCGTGGCCTCGGCCGTGCGACTCCCCACTTCCTCGCGGAACATGGCGGGCCGTCCCGAGGGATGGCAGAACCAGGCGTGGAACTTCTGGGAGACGACGGGTGAGTTGCGCTATGTGGCGCAATGGACCGGCAACGTCCTGTCCCGGGCCAACCTCGTCCCGGCCAAGCGTGAGGGCCGGATGCTGGTGCCCATCATGGACGCCAAGGACCCGGCCACCGAGGCGATGGAAGCGCTGTACGGCGGGCCACAGGGCCAGGCCCAGATGCTCCAGCTGTTCGGCATCCACACGACCGTCGCCGGTGAGGTCTACATCGTCAACCGCGCCGCCCGCGACGACTGGAACTGCCTGGCTGCCGGGAAGGTCACCCAGCTCGGCAACGGCGCATCGGGCACGGTGCGCCTCCAGGCCGACTTCGGCACCGAGGGCGGGCCGGAGTCGCTCAGCCCCCAGGACCTCGTCATCCGCACCTGGACGCCGCATCCCCGCGACCCCACCCGGCCCGACAGTCCGGTACGGGCCAACCTGAACACCCTCGGGCAGATTCGCAGCTACGACGCCCACATCAACGCCCAGGTCCGGTCCCGCCTGGCGGGCAACGGCATCCTGTTCCTGTCCAACGAGGTCGACTTCCCGGTCCCCGCGGGCGCCGACCCTGCCGCCTCCCCGGCCACGCACTTCATGAAGATGCTGGCCGAGGCGATGATGACGCCGATCGAGAACCCCGAGGACCCCTCGGCGCTCGTGCCCATCGTGGCGATGGTCCCGACCGACTCGCTCGGCAAGAACGAGTGGATCAAGTTCTGGACCGACCTGGACGAGAAGGTCGTCGAGATGCGCGACGCCGCCATCAAGCGGCTGGCGCTCGGCCTCGACGTACCGCCCGAGGTCCTGCTGGGCGTTGCCGACGCCAACCACTGGAACGCCTGGCTGAGCGAGGAGTCCGCCGTCAAGGCCCACCTGGAGCCGAAGCTCGCCATCATCGCCTACGCCCTGACCGAGCAGTATCTGCAACCGGCGTTGAAGGGACTCGTCCCCGACGCCGAGGACTACTTCGTCATCGCCGACACGTCCGGCATCCGTCTGCGGCCCAACCGGAGCCAGGAAGCCATCGAGCTCTACGACCGGGGCGAGCTGAGTGGCATCGCCCTGCGCCGGGAGACGGGCTTCCAGCAGGAGGACGCGCCGGGCGACGAGCAGGTGCGTATCTGGTTGCTGCGGAAGATCGCTACGGGTTCCACCAGCCCGGAGCAGACCCAGGCCGCGCTTCACCTCCTCGGAGCCGACTTGGGTCTGCTCCCCGACTCGGGAGCCAACCGACCGCCGCCCGACGACCAGCGAACCGACGTCACGCCCGAGCTGCCCAACCGCAACCCGCCGTCGCGCCGTCGGGCCGAGGAGCGCGCCACCCGGGAGCAGTCGAGCCTGGCGGCGGCGTGCGACGTGCTCGTGTACCGCGCGCTGGAGCGCGCCGGGAACCGCCTCCGCAACGCTCATCCCCGTACCGACACGACGAAGATGGCGCCCACCGACGTCTACAAGCACCTGGCCGGTGATCCCGACCATCTGCTCGCCGGGGCGTGGGACTGCGCCTTCGCCGTGCTGGAGCCGTACACCGACGACGCCGATGGCGTCATCGCCACGCTCGACTTCTACGTGCGAGGGTTGCTGGGGAGCCACCGCGACCACAGCCAGGTCGTGATGGCGGCGCTCATCGGTTCCCGGCCGGTGGCGCTGGCCCCCGTCGAATAGGAGGCGTGATGGACAACGACAGGGCCGTGCGCCGCATCACGCCGATGGTCACCCGCGCCATCGGCGCGACCGAAGCGGAGGAGCGCCGCGCCGCCCTCCACCTCATCGCCGAGGAACTGTTCGCCTCGGCGTGGGACGAACTCGATCCGTCCAGCGGACCCGAGGACATTCAGGGCGAGGTCGACCGCTTCGCCGCCTCCATCATCGGCGCCGTGGACGCCACCACCGACGAGTCCGATCCCGAACTCGTCGCGCAGTGGATCGTCACCGCTGCCATCAACGCCGCCACCGTCGCCGCCGCCGAACCCGGCGCCCGCTTCATCTGGCGCACGATGCAGGACGACCGCGTGCGTGAGATGCACGTGCCGCTGCACGGCACGACCACCGCCGCCGGTGTGCCCTTCGACGTCGGCGGCTACCCGCTGATGTACCCCGGTCAGCCGGTCGGTCCGCCCGACGTGTGGATCAACTGCCGGTGCCGCCTCGACGTGGCCGCGTCCGACCAACTGGCCGCCGCTGCCGGACCCAGCGACGGCATCGCCGTCGTAGCGCGCGTGGCCGACGCCGATCGTCTCGCCGTCGCAGGAGGGCTGCCGCCCGAGGGCCTGCACGCCACCCTCGGCTTCTTCGGCCACACCGGCGAGCAGTCGCAGCAATTGCGCGAGACGCTGGCGCATTGGGTCAGCAACCAGTCGCTGATGGCCGAGGCCAGCGTCGGCGGCGTGGCCCGCATGGGCGACGACGACCCGCAGGCGACGGTGCTGCTGTTGGAGTCGCCCGAGTTGGAAGCGCTGCGCCGCTCGCTCGAAGGCGTGGCCACGCCCGACGGCAAGCATCCGCACTTCACCCCGCACATGACGCTCGGCTACGGCATCGACCCGCCCGACAGCGCGCCGCGCTCGGTCATGCTCGACGGCGTGGAGCTGTGGTGGGGCGACGATCACGTGACCGCCGCCATCTCCGAGGAGCCGTGGTCGAAGTGGTCAGCCGCTGACTATTCCATCGAGCAGTGGCACAGGGCCTGTCTCATCCATCTGCACAGCGGCGCGCCCACGTCCAAGGGCGAGTGCAAGCTTCCGGTGCGGACCCCGACCGGGACCGTGAACCGGGCCGGTGTTCACGCCGCCGCGGCTGCTCTGGCTGGCGCCCGCGGCGGCGTGAACGCACCCGCTGAGCAGAAGGCCAAGGCCCGCCGGGCGCTGCGTGGCCTCTACTCGCAGCTGAAGGAAGAGCCGCCCGACTCGCTCGCCGCCTCCCTCGATGACGAGGCCCTCGTGGCGGTAGGCCCGGTGAACACCCACGACGCCCCGGGCTGGATCACCAACCCGCGCGAGACGCAGCGCTTGCGGACGTACTGGACACGCGGCAAGGGCGTGGCCAAGATCGGCTGGGGCGCGCCCGGCGACTTCAACCGCTGCCGCCGCCAGCTGGGCAAGTACATCCACAACAAGGCGTACCTGGACGGCACCTGCGCCAACCTGCACTACGTCGCCCTCGGCTTCTGGCCCAACCAGGGTCCGCACAAGGGCAAGCACGGCCATCGTGGGCATCGCCTGTCGGCCGCCGCTCTCGAACCCATCGACGTCCAGCTCGACTCGCCCGAGCTACTAGCTGTGCTCGCCGCCTTCTCAGCGGCCGACGAACTGGAGGACACCATGCTCCCGCCCATCGAATGGTTCCAGGACCCCGGATTCGACGGCCCCATGCCGCTGACCATCTCGGCCGACGGTCAGGTCAGCGGCCACCTGGCGACGTGGGACACCTGCCACGTCGGCATCGACAAGCAGTGCGTCACGGCGCCGCGCTCGACCCACGACTACGCCTACTTCCGCACCGGCGAGGTCGAGACGGCGGGCGGCCCGGTGTCGGTCGGCAACATCACCATGAACACCGGCCACGCCGGGGACGACCTCAGCCCCAACGAGACGGTGCGCCACTACGACCACACCGGCACGGTCGTGGCCGACGTCGCCGCGGGCGAGGACCAGTTCGGCATCTGGGTCGCGGGCGCCACGCGTCCCGGCGTCACCGAGGCCCAGGTCCACGCCGTCAAGGCGGGAGCGCTCTCGGGCGACTGGCGGCGCATCGCTGGCAACCTCGAGCTGGTGGGAGCGCTGGTGGTGAACGTCCCCGGCTTTCCCATCCCCCGCGTGTCGATGGCGGCCTCGGGCGACATGGTTCTGTCGCTCACGGCGGCGGCCATCGTGACCGTCGATCCCAACGTCAGCTACGGCCGTATCGAGCTGGTCGTGGAGAAGGGCGTCACCGCCGCGCTGGACAAGCGGGACCGCCACGCCCGCGCCGCCCGGATCACCGACGCCCTCCGCGCCGAGCGTGCCCGTCGCCTGCTCGAAACCGTAGGGTGAGCCGATGGGTTGCGGCTGCGGCAAGAAGCGTGTCTACATCGTGACGACCAAGGCGGGCGCGACCAAGCAGGTCGACTCGCTGTCGGCGGCGCTGGCCGTCGTGCGGGCCGAGGGCGGCCGGTACCAACTCGCCAAGGTCTAGATGCTCCAGCTCATCCGGCGACTGGCGCTGCCGATCGCCGTGACGAGCCTTGTGGTCAACGCCCTCATGCTCATGGCTTCGGCCGTCATCTGGATCATGGCGGCCATGAACGGCTGGCTCGACAAGGTGGAGTTCGTCAGCCACGTCTCGATGCTGGCCCTGGTGTTCGCTGCCGTGAGCGGTGTGGCCGCCGCCCTGGCGGGGATGCTGGCGCTCATGCCGACGCCTGAGCTGGAGGAGAAGCTTGCCCCCGGGGATGACTCTGCGTAGAGTCCCGCCCAGCAACCCGCCCGGTTCAGAGCGAAGCTCCCGAGCGTCCAGGCCCCGAAGGGCCGGTGTGGTTGGCGGTTCCCCCTGTCCACCCTCGGAACCCGTCGGAGGCCCTCATGCCGTTCGAACTGCCGGAGAACCTTGACCAGCTGTCCGTCGCCGATCTCCAGGCGCTCATCGACGCTGGCCTCGATGCCTTCCGTACTCTCGACATCAGCGACGCGTCTCCCGACGACGTGCTGGCCGAGGGCGAGCGGATCGCGCCGCTCATCACCCGAGCGCGGGAAGCGCTGCGCGTCGCCGAGGCTCACGCTGTCGGCCGCCGCGATCGCATCTCCAACCTCGTCAACGTGGTCGAGGCGCAGTCGCCCCAGGAGCCGCCCGATCCACCGCCCGATCCCAACGCCCCCCCGCCCGAGTCGACCGCCACGGAGACCGTGGCTCCTGCTCCCGCCCCCGCTCCCGCCGCCGAGCCTGCCCCGGCAGCCGTCGAGACGGTGACGCCCGAGTTGGTTCCCGCCTCGGCTGCGCCCTCCCGTCAGTCGCCTGCCCGGCGCGCCGCGGCCAACGCCACGACCACCGTCGCGGCCCCGCCTCGTACTCCCGCCGTGGCCACGCTGACCGCCGCTGCCGACGTTCCCGGCATCCCCACCGGCGCTCCGCTCGACGGCCTCGATGCGGTGTGCGCTGCGGTCATGGCCCGCATGCGAGCGCTGCCGACCGGCCGCATCGGCAGCACGCCGATCCGCAATCGGTACGGCGCCGCCACGATCCGCCTCGGTGGCTTCGACGACCTGTCGCAGGACGCCAAGGTCCACGACGACTACGGCCTGGTCTGGGCGGCGGGGAGCGAGGCTCGCCTGCCCGGCGGGTCGCTCACCGCAGCCGGTGGCTGGTGCGCTCCGTCCGAGACGCTGTACGACCTCTGCCAGTTCGAGACGGTCGACGGCATCCTCGACGCCCCCGAGGTCAACATCACCCGAGGCGGCATCCGCTGGACGCCCGGCCCCGACTTCAGCGACATCTACGACGCCTGCGGCTTCTTCCTCACCGAGGCAGAGGCCATCGCGGGGACGGCGCAGAAGGACTGCTGCATGGTCGAGTGCCCGCCCTTCGATGAGATTCGCCTCGATGCCATCGGCCTGTGCGTCAAGACGCCGCTGCTGACCAACTCGGCCTACCCCGAACTGGTCCGCCGGTTCATGGAGGGCGCGCTGGTCGCCCAGCAGCACAAGGTCAACAAGTACGTCCTCGACACGATGGCGGCCTCGACCGGCGCCCCGGTCGTGCTCGACGACGCCGGGGCGCTCACCATCAGCATGGAGATGCTGGAGTTGCTGGCGGTGGGCATGCGCTACCGCTACCGCATGAGCCAGACGCAGACGATCGAGGTCGTCCTGCCCTTCTGGGTGAAGCCGCTCATCCGCGGCGACCTGGGCCGCCGGGCATTCAACACGAACCGGAACATCAGCGACGCCGAGCTGGATGGCTGGTTCAGCTCCCGCAACATGCACGTTCAGTGGGTCTACGACTGGCAGGACCTGGCCGTCGACCTGTGCGCCGTGACGGTGCCCGCCACCGTCGACGCGCTCATGTACCCGGCCGGGACCTGGGTCCGGGGCCGCGCCGATGTCATCAACATCGACGCCGTCTACGACTCCGCCGGTCTGGCCGAGAACGTGTTTACGGCGCTGTTCATGGAAGAGGGCATCCTCGCCGTCCAGCGCTGCACCCACACCTGCCTCGTGACCATCCCGATCTGCGTCAGCGGCCGGACCGCGGCTGCGGACATCACCGAGTGCGCCACATTCCCTAGCGGTGGGGGCGGCGTTGTAGCAGCCACCGGAGCCACGGCCGGAATCCCCGGCACGTTCACTCCGTCTGGTTCGACGCCCCCGGCCAGCCCCGCGGCCATGACCGGCCTCACCGCTTCGCCCAACACGGCGTGGACGACGGGCCAGTACGTCCAGACGGGCACCGCCGGTGCTGCCGGACGGAGCTACTGGAACGGCACCGCCTGGACACAGGGCGCCGCGCCGTAACTCGGCACCATCAGCGTCGTACCGGGGGAACCGGAAGGTGGGACCCCTGCCGGTTCTCCCGGGGCGACATGACCAGCAGAAGGGAGGAGGAAGCCGATGGCCACCACAGGGATCGCTCCACGAGCGCCATACGAACTTCAGCCGCCCGAACTGATCCGCGGCGGTGTCCTCTCCGTCGCGACCGTCGTCGACGTCACCGGCCACGAACTGCTGGGCGTGGAGGCGGCGACCGACGCCTGCGCCGAGGCCCGCGAGTGGGACCAGTGGTGCACGGTGACCGGCGAGGAGGAGAAGTGGTTCGATGAGTCGCCCGAGTGGGTGTCCGGCGATCCCTTCGCCGTCTACGCGGGTGTCGAATGCGACATGCAGACGATGGAAGAGGGCAAGGCTCGCGCCGCCCGTCGTCTCGCCTACGCCGAGAACCGCGCCGTCGACTTCCACGTCTACACGATGCTCACGGCAGGCACCGAGATCGACGTGATCGACCTGGGTGGCTCGGTCCCCATCCCGTCCGGCATCGGCGCGGCTGAGGCATGGGCCGCCACGGTGTACGGCGGCGTGCCGACGCTGCTCATCCCGCGTCTCGTCGTGGAGTGCGCCTGCTCGTGCGGCGGTCTTCTACCCAAGCTCGACGGCACCTTGACCACCTGCGCCGGTTCCGACGCCGCCCCGTTCTCGACGCCCGTCACCATCCCGTTCGATCAGACGAGCGAGGCCACCATGTTCGTCACCGGGCACATCACGCTCCTGCGTGGCCCGGTCATGACGTTCTCCGTCCCCTCGATGGTCGAGACGGACGGGACGACCCATCCGCCCCGCGCTCTCGCTGAGCGCATCTACGTCCCTGTCTTCGACTGCCTCGTGGGCAAGCTCGAAGTGAACTGCGGCTAACCCCAGGAGGAACTCATGGCTGCCACGTCCTTCCCCTTGGTCCGAGGCCGCACGATGCGCGTGACGGGCCTCGACGGGTGCTGCACGCCCGCCTACGGACCGGACAACTCGGTCGTCACCGAGGGCTTCGTCTCGGTCGCCCTCACCGCCACCGTCAACACGCCCGATGAGATCGTCGTCACCAACGCCAACGGCAAGACCTGCGTGCGCGACACCGGCTGCCCGGAGTTCCAGGGCTACGGCGTCGAGCTGACCTTCTGCGACGTGACGCCCTGCCTCTTCTCGCTCATCACCGGCCAGCCCGTCGTGCTCAACGCTGATGGCGACGCCATCGGCTTCCGCATGAACTCCGGCATCAGCGCCTGCGACCGTGGCTTCGCTCTCGAGGTCTGGATGGGCGTCCCCGGCGTGGCCTGCTCCGGCGCTGCCGGTGCTTTCGGCTACCTCCTGCTCCCCTGCCTCCAGGGCGGGGTCATCGGCGACTTCACCATCGAGAACGCCGCCGTCACCTTCACCATCACCGGCGCCACCACGAAGGACGGCAATGGCTGGGGAACCGGCCCGTACAACGACGTGATGGGCGATGCCACCGGCAACCCCGGTCCGCTGCCCGACCCGCTCGATCCCGACGACCACCTCTACGTCGCCTTCACCACCGTCGCCCCACCGGAGCCGACCGAAGGTTGCGTCGAGCTGACCCCGACCACGCCGTTCGCCACCGGAGCCACCGAGGTCGCTGGGGCCGCCGGTAACTGGACGCCGTCCGGCAACCAGCCCCCGGCCAATGTGCCCAACCTGATCGCGGGCACGCCCAACACCTTCGTCGCCTCCCCGACCACGGCCTGGGGCGCAGGTTCGTACGTGCAGACCGCCACGTCCGGCGCCGCCGGTCAGGCGTACTGGAACGGCACGGCATGGGTCGCTGGCGTCGCACCGTGATCTAGCCTCCGCCCATGGCCGAGACATGCGTGCCCTGGGACCTGGACAGCGCGTGTTGCGATAGCTGGGACGCGCTCGACCCCACGCTCCAGGAGCGCGCGACCGATCTGGCGTGGGACACCATGAAGGTGCTGACCGGGGGCCGCGTCGGCTCCTGTCCGGTCGTCATGCGCCCCTGCCTCACCGGGCCGTGCGACTGCTGCATCGGCTGGTGGGGGCAGGGCTGGATGAACCCCGTCCTCATCGCCGGGGAGTGGGTCAACTGTGCCTGCGGGCGCCCCGAGTGCAGCTGCGAGCGCCTGTGCGAGATCGCCTTCCCCGGCCCGGTCGCCGTCATCAACGAGATCACCGTCTCGGGCGCCGTGCTCGCTCCCCACAGCTACCGAGTCGACAACGGCAGCATCCTCGTCCGCGAGGACGGTGAGTGCTGGCCGTCGTGTCAGAACATGGGCGCGCCGCCCGGCGACCCCGGCACCGTCGTCATCACCTACACACCCGGCATCGTTCCCAACGGCTCGGGCCTGTGGGCGGCGGGCGTGCTGGCGTGCGAGTTCGCCAAGGCGTGCTCGGGCGGCAAGTGCCGTCTTCCCGCGGCCGTCACGTCCATCGCTCGTCAAGGCGTGAACTTCCAGATGCAGTCGGCCATGTTCGTGGACGGGATGACCGGCATCCGCGAGGTCGACGCCTACACCATGTCCGTGAACCCATACCACCACCTGACGCCGCCGATGGTGTGGTCGCCCGACATGCCCTCGCAGAGGCACCGCTACGAGACGTTCCGATCGCAGCCGACGCCGCCGTGACCACCGTCGAGCTTCCGGCGCCGACGATCATGCCGTACCTGGCGGCGCTGTCGGACTGCCTGTGCACCGAACTCACCGAGACGGGCGCGGGCGAACCGTGCTGGTGCGGCGTCATCCCTGGCTTCCTGGTGAGCCTGGAGTACTGCGACAACTGCGCCGAGACGGCGTGCGGGATGGGGTGGGTGCGCGCCGCCGGGGTCTTCCCCTACGACACCTTCCCTATTGCCACACTCGACGCCAACTGCAACAAGCCGCTGGCGTGGCAGATCGAAGTCGGCGCTGTGCGCTGCATGCCCATCCCCGGCGACGGCGAGATTCTGACGCCCGCGCAGATGCTGGAGGTCACGCTGAACCAAGCCGCTGACACCGAGGCGATGTACCGGGCGTTGGTGTGCTGCGATGCGCCCCAGATGACGGTCGAGCGCTTCCAGCCAATCGGCCCCGAGGGCGGCTGCGTCGGCGGATTCTGGATCGCCTACCTTGGCCTCTAGGGTCGACGTCGACGTCAACGACGCCGCCATCATCTCGGCGTTGAACGCTCCCGGCCGCGCCGTGTTCCAGTGGCGCGACGATCTGGGCAACGCCATCGTGAACGCCGCACGCGGGTTGTCGCCCGTCAACGACCCGCTCAACGCCATGCACCGTGGCGGCATCGTCGGCACGTACAAGGCGTCCTGGCGGTTCAGCCGCGCCGGGTCGAACCAGCATCGCGTGCGTCTCACCGTCATCAACGACAGCGACCACGCCGAGTTCGTCGAGTACGGCCGCGCGCCCTCGGAGAGCTGGGAGCGTTTCTCTTGGACGCGCTGGCAAGGTCGGATTCGAGTGGCCCGGTTCGGCACCCGCGGCTACTCGGGCCGACACGTGCTCCAGCACGCCACCAACTCAGCTGTCGCTGCGGCTACCGGCGGCACCGCCGGACGGATCTAGCCTCCGGCGCCACAGGAGGTCCCACCTTGAAACAGTTCAAGACCGCGGCCCACCGCGGCAGCCCCGCTGTTCCCAACGCCGTCGACATTCAGTTCCAGTGGGACGAGGAGACCCTCACCGCCCACGCCCCATCGAGCGGCCAGCTGGCGCTGCTGTTGTCCAACATGGTCGACGGCAACTTCCGCCTGGAGTCGCTGGGAGCGCTGTTCGACTTCCTCAAAGGCGTGCTCGATGACGAGGACTACGCGGTCATCCATGCCGATCTACAGCAGGGCCTCGACATTCAGTTGATCGTGGAGCTGATCGAGGCGCTGATCGAGGAGTGGTCGGTGCGCCCTACTACACCTGCCGTCGTCTCGTCGCGATCGCGGCCGACCACTGGCAGGCGATCGACGGCGAGGCCAGCTGCAACGGCGTAGACCTCTGGGCCCTGCCGCCGCAGTCGTGGTTCAACACGATCTGGTACTGGGCCATCCAGCGCGTGAAGGACCCGGACCGCTTCAACTTCGAGTTGGAGCGCCCGCCGCCGGGCCACACGCAGGTCGTCACCGAGGGCGATCTCGAGCAGGACGGCGCGTCCTTCATGGCCTTCGCCGCAGCGATGGGAGCGGCGCCCGCCATCCGTCAGGGCACCCTCCCGGCGAGTGAGGGCGTACCATCGCCCGACAGCAGCTCAGCCAGGAGCGACACCGGAGGTAGCTGATGGCCGGGCCGACTGTCGGTCACATCGAGGTAACCGTCGATGCCGACACCGGCAAGCTGAAGGCTCAGGTCACGGCGGCGGGCAAAGAGGCGGGCAAGGGCGCCGCCGATCAGATCGACTCCGAGCTGGGCAAGGTCGACGGCTCCCAGCTCAAGAAGAAGATCGCCCTCATCAAGAAGCAGGTCGAGGAGCAGCTCAAGAACATCGACGTCGACCTGGACATCGAGGCGGACACCGCCGACATCAAGGCGGCCAAGGCCCAGATCAACAAGGGTCTGTCCGGCATCGAGGCCGAGGTCGGCGTCGATGTGGACGAGACGGAACTGGCCTCTGCCCGCTCTGAGATCGAGGGCGGCATGGGCGACAGCGGGAACAAGTCCGGCGACGCCTTCGGCAAGGGGTTCGGCCGCGGGCTGAGCGGCCGGATGAAGCTGATCCTCGCCGGGATCGTCGAGTTGGGCGAGCCGCTCGTCGCCATCTTCGAAGGGCTCGCCTCCGTCATCACGCAGGTACTCGGCTCGGCCCTCCAGGCCCTCGGTGGGTCCATCGGCGCGCTCACGCCCCTGCTGTTCGGCCTCGGCGCCGGGGTCGCTGCCGTGCTGGTCGGGTCGAAGGGGATGGTCACCGCCTTCAAGGCCATCAACACCGAGTTCGCCACCGCTCTGGAAGAGGGCCGGGCCTTCAACCTCCAGGCCGAGGACATTCAGAAGGCGCTGAAGGACCTGACCCCGGCCGCCCGCGACACCGCCGTGGCCTTCTCGGAAATCCTGCCCCAGCTGCACGGCATCCAGGAGGCCGTACAGGAGGCCCTGTTCGCCGGGATGGGTGACGTCCTGCGTGACCTCGCCACCAACGTGATCCCCGACGTCGGCGAGGCCCTGGTGATCGCCGCCGGACAGGCGAACACATTCGGCAAGGACCTGGTCGCCGCGCTGAAGACCATCGACTTCTCGCAGCTTGTCGGCGGACTGACTCCCGCTATGGCGAGCCTGAGCGACGCCATCTCGACGGTGGTCCAGTCCATCGGGCCGTTCCTCACGGCCGCCACCCCGGCCGCCACCCGCCTGGCCGAGATGCTGAAGCTGTCGGCCGAGAGCCTTCTGGCGATGGTCACGGCGGGCCAGCAGAGCGGCGCCATCAACGACTTCCTCCAGGACGGCCTCTCCGCGCTCTCGACGTGGTGGGACCTGCTGAAGAACATCGGCGCGACGCTCTTCACGATCTTCCAGGCGGGGGCCGAAGGCGGCACCGGCCTGGTGCAGAAGCTCTCCGACATCGTGGGCAAGTTCAACGAGTGGCTGAACACCGGCCCCGGCCAGGACGCCCTGCTCCAGTTCTTCGCCACCGGGCGCCAACTGCTGTCGGACCTGACCCCGCTCCTCGAAGGGGCGGTCGGCTTCTTCAAGAACCTCGTTCAGCCCAACACCCTGACGGCCATCGCTGACATCGCCACGAACCTCGGGGCGATGCTGCCCGTGCTGGGGGAGCTGTTCAACATCTCCGGCCGCATCAGCGTCTTCCAGCTGCTGGCGCAGGCGCTGGCGCAGATCGCCGAGGCCATACAGCCGCTGCTTGTCCCGCTGAAGCAGATCGCCACCGTCATCGGTGAGACCTTGGCCGAAGCCCTGACCGCACTTCAGCCCCTGCTGAACGCCGTCGGTCGGCTGCTCGGGCAGCTTCTGCGGGCCGTCGCCCCGCTCGTGCCGATCATCGCGGACCTGTTCGTCCGGGCCGTCGAGTTCCTGGTCGATGCCTTCACGCAGCTGGAGCCTGTTCTCTCGCCCGTCATCGACCTACTGACCAAGGAGCTCGCCGAGCAGCTGCCCCTCGTGGTCGACGTCTTCGACGAACTGTTCAAGGCCCTCACGCCCCTGATCCCGGTATTCATGCAGCTCGTCAGTCAGGTCCTGCTCGTCATGGCCCCGCTGCTGCCGGTCCTGGTGACCTCGGGCCTCCAGCTCGTCACCGTGGGGGCGCAGCTGCTGACCGCCTTCGCGCCCCTGCTGACGGTCTTGCTGCAACTGACCAACGAGGTCCTCGTCGCCCTCACTCCGCTGCTGCTGACCATCAACGGCGCCCTTGCCGGGTTCTCCAGCGCCATCGGCACTGTGGTCGAGGCGCTGACCGATCTTGTGGGCGTCGTAGCGGACGCCTTGGCCTCGATCCTGGCCGAGTTCGGCGGCGTACTGGCCAAGGTCATCGGGATCGTCGCGGGTTGGGTCCAGGGCGTCATCGACTGGTTCGTGAACCTGTTCAACCGCCTCATCGGCAACAGCATCATCCCGGACCTCATCAACGGGATCGTGAACTGGTTCCTACGCCTACCGGGGATGCTCGCCGGGCTGGGCGGCCAGCTGATCGCGATGGTGGTCGGGTGGTTCGTGGAGATGGCCGCGTCCGTCATGTCCACGCTGGCGGGCTGGGCTCTCGAGGTGGTCGCCTTCTTCACCGCCATACCGGGGCAGATCGTCGCCGCCATCTCCACCGGCATCGGCGTCATCACCGCCGTCGGCAAGTCGCTCGTGGGTTGGATCATGAGCGGCATCACCAGTGCCGTCGAATCGCTCCTGGCGTGGGGCCGCGGGCTACCCGGTCAGGTCGCCAGCGCCATCAGCGGCGCCGCCAGCTCGCTTGTCGGCGTGGGTCGCTCCATCGTCGACTTCATCCTCCAGGGCATCGGCTCGATGGGCAGCGCGATCACGTCGAAGATCAAGAGCTTCATCCCCAGCCCCGGCGACATACTCAGCGGCATCGGCGGCGCCGTCAGCGGTCTCAACCCCTTCGACGCCGAGGGCGGCGTCTACGCCTCGCCCACGGCCAAGATCATCGGTGAGGCGGGCCGGGAGGCGGTCATCCCGCTCGACCGCCCGCTCAACCTCGTGGACCCGAGCGTGCGGGCAATGGCCGCGCTGCTGCGGGGCCAGACACTGCCGACGCAGAGCGGCCAGCCTGGCGCCGCCATCAACAAGCAGGTGAACGTGTACCAGACCATCACGCCGGTGTCGGCTGATCCGGTGGCCGTAGCCGCTCAGGTGATCAACCGCGCCGCGGCGATGGCGAGCTAGGAGGCGCCGTGTACCCCGGATGGCTGGCGCTCGGGTCGGGCGACCCGATCTACGGCGCTCCGTACATCGAGATCGTCAACAACGCCCGCGTCTTCGCCTACGCCCGCAACATGGGCATCTGCTGGCTCCAGGAATGCGAGGACTGCGAGACGGCGAACCAGGTGCTCCCCGGCGGCGGCGTCTACACGTCACCGGGCCAGGACCATGCGCCGTGGTTCGACCCCGACAACCCCGACACGTGGGGCTTCCTCGGTGTCGTCGGACTCGACGTGCAGGGCGACTTCACCTCGACGCGCGCCGTCACCGTGTCGAACGCCGTCACCTTCGGCGGCGTCCTCGGCCCGCCCTACTTCGGCCCGCGCACGCTCGTGGTGCGCTGCCTGGCGGTCGCCGTCGACGAGTGCTCGCTGACGGCTGGTCTCGAGTGGCTCAACTTCTTCGCCGGGAACCCCGAGGAGCCGTGCCTGGGCGACAACCTCACCTTCTTCGACTGCTGCCCCTGCATGTGCGAGGACGACGATGCAGAGGGCCAGTGCTGGCCGAACGACTACGACAGCTTCAACGCAGGCCCGGCGTGCGACACCGACAACCTGTGGCCCGCGACCTACGACGAGCTGATCCTCGGCCCCGACCCGTCCCTCGGGCCGTGGTGCCTGTGGCCGCGCATCTACAACGACCTGAACGCCGGTCCGCCGTCGTGGTCGTGCTGCGCGCACTCCTGCGTGGTGCCGTACCTCCGCCAGTACTACAACGCCATGATCACCGGGGGGCCGACCGTCATCCAGCACCCGAAGATGAACACGTCGGGAGCGATGGCCGAGTTCGAGCTGACCATCGTGGCCGCCAACCCGGCCAAGCACACGCTGCCCGATCCCTTCTCGCCGCTGCCGCCCGACAGCGGCGGTGTGCTCATCACCGACCCGCCCGATCCGGTGGTCGAACCGACCCCTGACCCGTTCGACCTTCCGGGCGTGACCTCCATGCGCTCGCTCGCCCGCACGCTCACCCGGACCGAGCCGCTACCGGCGTTCACTCCGGCGATGCAGTGGCTGCGGAGGGAACTGCCGTGGCACGCCCCCGAGGGCCGCTCCTTCAGCGAGAAGGCGCCTGTCATCCAGATCGTCAGCTACTCCGAACAAGCAGAGCAGGTTCGGATCGGGCTGTGGGCCGGGGACGTGCGTCTGGCGGGCTGGCTCATCCCCTTCATCCCGCCCAACACGATCCTCACCATCGACAACTCCCGGCGCGTGGCCATCGTCAACCACAGCGGCGAGATACGCCGCCTCGGTGCGTTCGTGCGCGACTGGCGCGGCGACCCCATCAAGTACATCTCGGTCCCGCACGGCAACTATCGGCTGACCATCGACCAGGAGGTGGACAAGGCCGTTCGGCTCCTGCTGCGGGCGTCCGCCGTCTCGGTGTCATGAGCACGCTCGACACCGGGTTCACCTGCGGCACGCACCGCGCCATGATCTACGCGCGCGGCGGCGAGGACTTCCTCGGGGAGCTGACGCCGCTCACGGCCGTGCGCTGGCAGCGAATCCGTGACGAGGTATCGACCGCCGAAGTCGTCGTGCCGACGCACGAGTGTTGCGAGCTGCTGGGCGATCTCCGCACGATCGCGATGGAGCTGCATATCTTCCGCAACGACGTCGTGGTGTGGCAAGGACCCATCGTCCGGCTGGAGTACGAGTGGGACACCGTGCGGGTGTACGCCGAGGACATTCTGTGGGTGGCGAAGCGCACAGTGCTGACCGTGGGCTACAACCAGAGCTACCCGAACATCGGCAACGCCGTGAGCCGCATGGACTGGCTGCTGCGGAACCAGTGCTACGCCCTCAACGGCGATCCGTGGAAGATGCTGTCGCACCTGCATCCGCTCCACCACCCGGCCGACCCGAGAACCTCGCGCATCATCAACGCCTTCCAGATGTACGTGTGGGAGGACTTCGACAAGTACGCCGAGGACATGGGCACCGACTACTGCGTCGTCAACCGCGACGTCTTCTACTTCGACATTCATCTGGCGTGGACCGAGCTGCCGACGCTCGACGAGCAGTACATGAGCCAGTTCCCTCGGGTGGTCGAGTACGGCTACCAGTGCTACACGCGCGGCTTCGTGACCAACGGCAAGGGCTACGCGGGCGTGGCCCAGAACGCCGACTGGTTCGACGAGTACGGCTGGATCGACCTGCTCATCTCGAACACGACCGAGGGCACCAGTACATCGCAGCCATCGACCGGCGACTTGCAGCAGTGGACCGAAACTGCTGCCCACAACATCGAGGACTCGGTCCCCGCCCCGGTGCAGGTCATCATCCCGGCCAACACCACCCTGCTCCCCGGCGCGCCGTGGCACATCGAGCAACTGATCCCCGGCGCCTGGTTTCCCGTCACCGTCACCCGCCTGTGCCGTTCCGTGACGGAGTGGCAGCGCATCCACGAGGTCGTCGTCAACGAGTCGGCGCCCAACGGAGAGACGGTCAGCTTCACCGCCATCAGCGCCCCGAACGTCCGAGTGGAACCGACCTGAGATGCACCAGGAGATTCAGCGGAAGCAGTCGCTGCCCGCCTACCTCACGAACCTGAACACCCGCCTGGCGTGGGTCGAGCGCCGCCCGATGGGCGACATGCAGTGGCGCGACACCACCTTCGGCTCCGTCCCCTGCACCGAAGACCTTCCCGCCGACGCCCCGGACGGCGCGCGCTACCTCGTCGTCTGTCTCGGCCAGATCGCCACCCAGCAGCCAGACGGGTCGTGGGTCTACAGCCCCATCCCCGACCCGCCCCCGAGCGGTGGTGGCGAGCCTGGCCCGGAAGGCCCGATGGGTCCTGCTGGTCCGACTGGTCCCGCTGGCCCGACCGGCCCGCAGGGTCCGACTGGCCCGGCCTCGACCGTGCCTGGTCCACAGGGACCGCCCGGTGCTCAGGGTCCGCAGGGTCCGACCGGAGCGACCGGAGCGACCGGACCGCAAGGTCCGCAAGGAGCTGGCCTCGTCATCCTCGGAGAGCTGGACGACCCGAGCGAGCTACCGGCGCTGCCCTGCACGCCCGGCACCGCATGGGTGATCGACGGCATCCTCTGGTCGTGTAGCGGCGCGGGCGGCTGGGTCGACGCCGGTCCCGTCGTCTCGATGGCGGGCACCGGCTACTTCGCCACCACCGCCATCGGAAATGCCGCCATCTCCAGCGTCACAATGGCGGCGCTGTCGTGGAACGACCCGTACCTCATCCGGGGCTGGACGCACGACATGACCTTCTACACGGTCGATGCGGACGGCGTGTACGGCTCGGCCATGAACCTCACGGTGACGGGCGCGGCGAGCGATTGGGTCATCCTCCGCATGCAGCAATACCGCGGCGGCACCCTCATCAAGGCGGTCGACGGAGTGATGGAGGGCGTCGACAACATCGCGAGCAACACCTTCGCCCAGGGCAGTCTCCACGCTCAGTTCGACATGAAGGCGGGCGACTACCTCTACTGCTCGGCCCAGGCTCCGGTGACGGGCGTGAAGACGGAGACCCGCTCGTCGTGGGTCGTCTGGTCGATCGGCGGAGCGAAGGGCGACACCGGCCCGGCGGGACCGACCGGCGCGACCGGCGCCCAGGGCATCCCCGGCGTCCAAGGCCCCCAGGGGCCGCAGGGACCACAGGGTGTGCCGGGCACGACCGGACCCGACGAGGTCCGCATCGCGGCCACGCCGCCCACCGTGACCGCGGGCGAGCCTGAGCTCTGGGTGGACACAACGGTCCCGTCCGCTCCGGTGATGAAGTTCTGGGACGGCGACTCCTGGGAGGCCGTGTCCTCCGCTGGTGGCGGTGGTCTGTCGGGCTACTGGTACAGCGCTACGTCCGGCGTCACCAGCGCGGGCGGCAATGCCGTACCCACCAGCGGGGCGCAGATTTACTGGGGGCCAGCGCTGCGGGCGTCGGGCTGGACTCGCCACGCCAACACGTCGGCCATCGTCTGCAACCTCGCGGGTCGCTACGCGATTGATGTGAGCCTCTCGCTGGTCCACATCACGGGCGCCTCGGCCTACGAGATCATCGAGCTTCGCAAGTACAACACCGGCGGCACGCTGCTCGAAGCGTCCACCCACGTCGGGCCGGGCACCAGCCTCAACTGGTACACGCAGCCCCAGGCCGTGGCGATCATGGACTTCGCCGTGGGCGACATGATCACGTGCTTCGTGACGCCCAACCAGGCGGCACAGATTGACGGTCGCAGCGCCATCGTCATCACCCCGGTCGGCGGCGCCAAGGGCGACAAGGGCGACCCAGGCAACGCCGCGATGGGCTTCTGGTTCAGCAACTTCAGCGGCCCGTCCTCGATCACCGGAGGCGCCGGGAAGATACAGCTCACCCCGAACCCGCCCACGCAGTCGGCGGGCTTCTACCGCCACGCCAACGGCACCGTGGTCGTGTGCGACGTCGCCGGGTACTACCGCATCGGTCTGCACGCCGCCTTCACCGCCACCACGGCGACGCAGTACACCGACACCTACATCGAGGTCCGCGACCCGGTCACGTTCTCCACGATCCTGGCGTCGTCCAACCCGATCGGCTCGGGCTACCGCTCGGGCGTCACCGGGGACTACTTCTCCCACGACGGCGAACTGGTCTGCTATCTGCGCCAGGGCGACTACATCTCGCCGCACATCGCCGCCGACGCCACCCGGAACTTCCAGGCGTCGCGCTCGTACCTGTCGATCACGCCGGTCGGTGGTCCGCAGGGAGCGCAGGGGCCGCCAGGTTCGGCGGCGGGCACGACGGCGTGGACGGCACTGCCGTTCTCCGCGGGGTGGGCCAACTACGGCAGCGGGTACCAGCCGTGCCAGTACCGACTGGAAGGCGACCGGGTGTTCCTGCGTGGCCTGTGCGTGCAGTCGATCCTCGGCAACAACACCATCGCCGTCATGCCGGTCGGGTTCCGCCCGCCGACGTTGGTCATGCTCCACACGATGGGCTTCGGCAACACGCAGAAGGACCACATCAACCGCATCGACCTGACCGCGGGCGGCGCCCTCGGGATGCTCCCGCCCGTCAACGAACTCCAGGGCTACTTCACTCTCGACGGCCTTTCGTGGTCGATCACCGCATAGGAGCGCCATGAGCTACAACAGCCTGTCCGCCCAGAACGCCGACATCGAGTTCTCCAATCGCATCACGGCGGCGGTCGAGAAGGAGGCGCACAACAACCCGGCATTCGGGGACACCGACTACGGGACGGCGGTGATCCGGGGCCAGGTCGGCGCGCAGCTGCTCTTCTGGCCGGTGTGCATCGCCACCGAGGCGGCCTACGAGGCCGCTCTGCTCAACCACGTGCTCAACCCCGGCAAGGACGAGTCCGTCGTCACCGACGCCGCGATCCTCTCGGCCATCCAGGCGAGCTGGCCGCCCGACCCCTGGCCGCCCGAGTCGACCCCGCCCGCGTAGTGCCGGTCCCGATGAACACCGCCACTACTGTTCGCCAGACGAGGGAGGTGTAGATGCCCGGTCAGACCCCCAACCGCGCGTACCCGTATCCGCTGGATGCGGACCCGGTGGACGTGGCCCTCGACATCAAGAAGCTGGCCGACGCGGTCGATGCCGACACCAACACGCTCTTCACGTTCGCCCCGGTCTACGCCGACATCAACGACCTGAACCTCCGTGCGCCCAAGACCACCGGATCGAAGGCCCGCACCGCCAACCCGATCGCTGAGTACTACTACAGCGGTTCGGCGTGGGTGCTGACGTGGAAGCCCGCCAGCGGCTGGAGCAACCTCCCGCTCGGCCCCGACTGTGTCCAGCAGGGCGGCAGTCAGGTGTGCCAGTACCGCACCACCAGCGATGGCGAAGTGCAACTGCGCGGGGTGTGCACCATCTTCGGCAGCCATCCAGGCAACCAGTCCCGCAACATCGGCACCGTCCCCATCGGCCTGGCCCCGGCGTTCACCAGCTGGCAGCTCGTGCCCAACGCCAGCGACAGCGCCTACCGGGTCTACGTCCGCACGGACGGCCTGATCCTGTTCGGCCCCATCGGCCTCGACGCCGGAATCGCCCTGGACACAATCCAGTGGCCCATCAACAACTGGACGGCGTAGATGCCTGGCACCACTCCGAACCGCGGCTACCCCTACCCGCTCGGCGTCGACCCGATCGACGTGGCCATGGACATCAAGCGGCTCGCCGACGCCGTGGATGCCGACTCTCAGGTCATCGAGGACGACCTCGCCAGTCGTGGCGGTGGCCTCGTCGTCGCCAACTTCGGTGGCACCGCCGGGCGCGGCTGGAAGGTAGTGAAGGCCAACGTCGACGTGCTCGGCCAACCCGCCATCGTGCGCGTCGGGATGGACATCGGCTGGATCGCTGACCCCACCCACATCTACGAGACGGTCGGCTACTGCACTGGCATCACCTACGCCAGCGGCACCGCCATCACCGTGGGCGAGCTGTGCATCGTCGGCGGCGCCACCGAGCCGACGAACACGCAGATTTCAGCCACCCACCAGAACCCCTCCCGGTCCCACTCGATCACGCTTCTCGAGACTGGCCTGACCGGCCAGGTCTACCGACACCTGGCGATGACCAGCGACGGCCAGCCGTCCACGGTTCTCCGCATGACCGCCAGCGCCAGCTTCCCGGCGATCTTCTACGTCAAGGACTTGGGGGCCGCCTGATGGCACGCTGCCGTTGCTCCGGCGATATCTGCACCTGTGGCATAGAAGGCGGGACGGGCGTCGTCGTTGAAGGGTCGGGCGGCTTCAACGACCCGTACGTCATCTCCGTACCGATCCCGACGCTCATCACCTTCGAGCCTGGCGACGACGTGGCCTTCACCGTCACCGGCGCGGGCACCGAGATCAGCCCGCTCGTCGTCAGCGCCGAGGTGAACTGCCTCAACTGCGCCGACGCCACCACCGCGGCCGTGGGCGACGTGCTCACGATGAACGCCTCGGGGCAGTGGGTACCGGGTCCGCCCAACCAGGTCGCGCCAGGCGCCATCCATACCGGAGCGGGCCTCGTGGGCGATGGCTCCCCAGGAGCGCCCATCCGCATCGACGTCTGCACCTACGGGGACTTGAAGGCCCTCTGCGTGCCGTAGTCTCCGGCGCGTGCCGGACGAAATCGTGGATGAGTCCGAGTCGGACGACGGCGTAGGTCTGTACCTCTTCTGGCGCTTCGTCGCCTGGCGGGCGCGCCGTGGCTTGCCCGCCGTGGACCTAGATGACCTCGCTCGGGTGCGGGAGATCGTGGCTGAGCTCAACGAGCTCCTGGAGGGTGCCCGCGTCACGCGGGTGCAGCGGGCATGACCTACCGCTGGCTGCGCGACATGGACCAGGCCCTCGCCGCTCATGGCATCCCCTACGTTGAGGAAGGGGACTGGAGGAACAACGGCCGCCCCGCCTCTGACTTCCAGTTCAACCCGCAGGGGGTGCTGTGCCATCACACGGCATCCCCAGCGGGTACCAGCGATCGCACCGACATCAACGTGATCCTGGCCGGGAACTCGTCAGCCCCCGGGCCGATCAGCCAGATCTACATTGGCCGGTCGGCCACCTGCTACCTGCTGGCGGCGGGACGCGCGAACCACGGCGGCAAGGGCATCCGCCCCGGCTGGGACAGCTCGTGCCAGGACATGAACGAGCTGCTCATCGGGATCGAGGTCGGCAACAACGGCGTGGGCGAGGTCTGGCCCGACCCGCAGACCACGATCTACGGCCAGGTCGTCAACGCCCTGTGCGAGTGGTACGGCTGGGACATCTGGTCGCAGGTCTTCCTCCATGCGACCACCGGCCCGCCCAACCAGGGGTGCAACTCCAAGATCGACCCGGCCGGGCCGTGGCAGTGGCAGCCGAACATCGGCGCCAGCACCTGGAATCTAGATACTTGGAGGCAGTTCTGCGTCGAGCAGGGCGGCGGCACACCGACCCCACCAGGAGACGAGGACATGGCGTACGTCATCTACGAATCGAAGGACGCGGCGGGCAACCGCTGGGCGTGGGCCGACTTCCTGGGCCTGGAAGCAGGCGGGCTGTGCGAGTCGGTCGTGTGGATCAGCGGCGACTACAAGGCGCAGATCGAGCAGTCGGGCGCCAACGTTCAGCACAAGCCCCGAGCGTGGGGCGGCTACAAGACCTTCCGGCTGGAGGGCGGCATGCCCCAGGGCGACCAGCAGTACGCCTGGTCGGATCAGCCAGGGGTGGACTTCCGGGTCGTCGACAGATGACAGGCTGACCTGAGGTCCTCGGCGGGGGACCGGAGGGCGCAGCAGGCCCCTCCCTCGCCGGGGGCCGCTAGCCCACCACACACGTAGCCACGACCCGGTTCTGATCGGGGTCGCGCTCGTGAACGGTGATGGTCGCCACCGTGAAGCCTCTCGGGCACGTTGGTCCCGGTGGTCCTTGCGGGCCAACCTGGCCCATCGGTCCGGCCGGACCTGGCCCCCCGACTGGTCCGGCCGGACCTTCCGCTCCATTCTCCCCCGGCGGCCCCTGGGCGCCTGTAGCGCCTGTTGCGCCCGCTGGCCCTCGTTGGCCCGCTGTGCCCGTTCCCGGCGGCCCTGCGGCGCCCTGGCTACCCTGTGGCCCTTCTGGTCCCGCTGGGCCGGGCGCGCCTTGCGGCCCGGGGGGGCCTGTCGCTCCGGGGTCACCTGCCGCCCCGGTCGACCCGGGTGGGCCGACCACCGTGATCGGCGGTGGCGGCTCGCTCTGGACAACTGCCGCCGTAGACGCGGCCACCGAGGTCGCGCCGAGCACCGCGCCAGCGGCCAGGAGGATGATGTCGAGTCTCACCAGGGTCTCTCCGGTGGCGGCATCCCCTGGTCCACCATCTCCGTCTCCAGCCGGTGGGCGTAGGCCCGAGCGATGACGTCGTGGTCCCGGCAGTCGGCCAGCTCGCTCCCCAGCTCCTCGAGCTCATCCCTGGCCTGGCGTCGTTCCTTGCTGCGAGCCTCACGGATGGCGTAGCGCACGCCGAAGGAGGTCGTGATGATGGCCGCGACCCCGGTGATGATGGCCGTGATGCTCAGGCCGTCGGCGGCGGCCACGGTGGCTTACTCGCGCCGGGCGATGGCGGCGTTGGCCCAGAACACCGCCTCTTCGATGGCAGTGACGGCCAGGCTCTGCTCGCGGCACTCCGGCGTTGCCGCCACCACCTGGGCCGCCATATCCAGCCCCGCCGACCTGATCTCCTGGTACCGATCTGGCTGGTCTAGGCGAGGTGGGTGGTACGTGAACCGAACCGCCAGCTCATCGGCGTCGATGGTCACAGCACCAACCAGGCGATCGACAACAGGCAGAGGCCCGCCGGAATGAGGAAGGGCGTCCACCACAGCACCGGACGCCGCACCGCCGTCCCCGCCGGGGTCTCGTCGTGGTGTAGGGCGCGCGCTGCTGGCACGAGCGAGATGAGCGCCGCCAGCCCGAACACGATGGCGGCGATGAGGAAGAGCACGTCGGCCGTCGCCGTGTTTCCGGTGGAGATGTCAGCCAGGGTCAACATGCGCGGAGCCTACGTCCGCATCGAAGGCGGCGATGGCCTGCTGAAGGTTCCCCACCGTCCCCGGTCCCGGCCTCGCCCGCCAGGCCCGCGCCGCCACGAGAAGCTGTGGCCAGCGCGGGTCCAGCGGATGCGATGCTTCGTCCATGAGTGACATTCAAGGCTCGCCCACCTACGTAGACCCCGACAGCCCCGAGCGGCAGATTCCCGAGGACGAGGCCCCGTACCACCACCCTGAGGACTGAATCATTCGATCATCCCTCGCCGGTACAGCGCCGCCAACACCACGTCGGCGTACTGCTCGGCGTTCAGCGCCAGGTGGTAGTTCGGCACCGGGCGGCGGGTCAGTGCATGATGGTGGAGAGCTGCCGAGGCCACGTCGAAGGCCGACGTCGACCTCTCCATGAGGTTGACGTCGGCCAACACGTCGGACGGGAAGGCGGGCAGCCTGACTACCGTCCGCTTAGCACGGCCCTTTCGAGTTCGGTCAGATCCCATGTGGCCAGCACCGCCCAGAGGTCGCCTCGGATATGACGGATGAGCGCCGGATCAACCGGCGGCGTCGGGTCCCACTTCTCGACCTCCCACAGCACGTGGCAGCGGGACAGGCGCGGACGGCGCGGGCGGAACCGAGGCGGCACGATCGGCACGATGCACGACCCTCGCCAGGCGCGGTTCGTCCACATCGTGGGTGGCGCCTGATGGGTTCGCACGACATGCGCCCCGACGAGCGCGCCCCGGCTGTTGTCGTTGCGCCGGTCGGCGAACGTCAGGCCCCAGCGGTCGGGGTTGTGGCCGCCGGACTGGACCGTCACGTGGCACTCGGTGGCGTCGGCGCGGGCGACGGCGAGGCGGGGCATGCCGTTGTCGAACCACCCGCCCCGGTCCATGCACTTCGACAGCTGGATCACCGGCAGGCCGCGGGCGGCTGCCCGGTAGCCCATCGCGATCGCCTCGTCCTCGGCATTGCGGTCTGTCTTCAACGACTCCTCGTACTCAGCGAGGCGGGCCTTGGCCTCCTCGACGGGAATCTCGATGGTTGCGATGTCCATCAGCGTTGTTCCTCTCGTAGTGCGTGGTCGATGAACTCGGGCATGCCCGGCCCCGAGTGACGGGTCTCTTCTGGCTGCACCTGCCGTACGGCGCGGGTGAGCTTCTTCAACAGCCCTCGGGCCTGGGCTGCCATCTGCGTGCAGGCGAGCACGACCGTCTCGTCGGCGTCCTCCCACTGGTAGCTCTGGAGGATCGGAACGGTGGCCTGGATGATCTCCAGCTCTCGCTGCATCCCGGCGGCGAGGCGTTCGTTCTTGGGTAGGTGCTTCTTGGCCTGGTCGGCCACTCGTCGCTCCACCTCCTCGAGCGCAGCCGGTAGGTCGATGCCCTCAGTCACGGGCCACCACCAGATGCGCCTGCGCCATCGCGTCGTAGAGCGCCTGGAGCGCGTCGACGTTGATGGCCCACCCCGAGTTCCCGGCGCCCGCCCCGCACGTCACCCGGCACTCGAACGCGCCCGACGAGAGCGGGTACCACGCCTCGGGCCAGAAGCCGTTCCGGTGGAGCAACACGAGCAGATTGTCGAGCGTGACCTTCTCACCGAGGTAGTCGACCGCCGTGCTCACGCTCGGCCCCCTTCCGCCTGTCCCGGGCCTGTATGACCTTCGCCGTGCGGCGCCGGTCGGCTCGGTTGGTGGTCGGCAGGCCCTGCTCGTCGATGGCCCGGTTCATAAGCCTCAACGACTCGGGGCTGGCGCCCCGCATGATGACCCGGCTGGCCGTCGTCACTTGGACGCCTCGGCGATCCGCTTCATGCGGGTCAGCCGGTCGTGCTCTTCCCGGAGGGTCTTGATCTCGGCGTTGATCGCGGCCCGCGCCGCGACCCGCTCCTCGATCTGTGCCTCCACGAAGGTGAGCGTGTTGATGAGTTGGCCCACGACGGCGTCATAGGGCCGACCGGCCTCGACGACCGGGGGCATCCCCGGTAGCTCGGGCTCCTCGATGTAGGACACGGCGGTGGGCTGAAACTCATCGCCGTCGTGGTCGTGGCCGCGCTCGCGGCGGGCCTCTGCCTCTTCGATCGAGTCCTTCCGGGTGCTCATGCCGCCGCCTCCAACTCGCGCCACAGCGCGCCGGAGCGGAACGCCTCGATGAAGGCGAGGGCCTCGTTGTAGCGGACGACCATCTCCCGCAGCCGGTCGACTTCCTCCTGCGACCAACGGCGGCGCTGACCGCTACCCGGGCAGCAGCCGTGCTCCAGGCGGATCGTTCCGACCCGCACCCAATGGTCAAGCTGGCGGTAGCTGATGCCGACCGCCTTGGCGACCTGGTGGCTGGAATAGCCCCCAGGCTTCGTAATCGTGATGCCGATGTCACTCATGGTTGGGACCCCACTTTCGTCATCGAACTGATCAGCTCTTCCTTCCATCGTGGCCTCCCGCTGCTGCGGAAGGCGTGATACCGGCAGTACGGCACCGGCCTCTTGCTCGTCAAGAACAGCACCATCACGTCGGCGCCGTTCTCGCATCGCGACAGGTCACAGTTCATTTCAGCTCCTCCTCCACCAGCCACTCCTCGACCTGGGTCACGATCTCTCGCAGCGTGTACCTCACGCGGCGGTTGGTCACCGTGACGGTGTCGCCCATGTGGCCGGGCAGAAGGACTGCGGCGGCGCGGAGATGAAGCACGCACGCCGGGCACTTCCAATCCCAGACCGTCCACCTGTCGGCCGGGCGCTCGGGGAACTCGTGAGCGATCCACCACGGCCCTGGGCCGTGGGTGGCGATCGCTCGCTCGATGGTGATGTGGCCTTCGACGGTCATTTGCGTACCTCCACGCTCCCTCGGGCCACCGGCCAGCTGTGCCAGCACGACTGGCAGACGATCCGCTGGGGCGTGAATCCAGGGACTAGCTCGTCGCCCACGAACACCGCTTGCAGCCCCTCGTAGTCGCCGAGCTTCAAGCCCGGCCGCTCGTTGCCGCGTTGACCGCAGCGCGGGCAAACCACCGGGCGGCCCTCAGGCATCGAGTCTCCCTTCGTGGCGCAGGCCGTCCCGGACGGAGCTGAGTGCCTCTTCCAGTTCTTCGGGCGGGTACCAGCCGTCCCAAGCGTCGTGGAACCAGCCTTCGTCGTTCACGGTGAGCAACGGGCGCTCGCCCGGTTTCGGCCGACTGCTCACTTGGGCCTCCGAAACTCGTCGGCCCGAGGGCACGTGGCGAAGTGCGTCGTGTAGCGCAGCGCCTCGCTGCGCGGTATCTCGCGCAGGTCCGCCACGACGATCACGACCGGCGTGCCATCGGGCATCCACCTGTCGACGTAGATGTTTCCCTCAGGGTCAGCTTCGGCATTGAGCGGTATGCGCTTGCCAGTCGCCCCGGTGACTGCCCAGCGAATAGGCGCCTCGCAGGCGCGGCACTTCGACTGCGGCCTCATATGGCGGGCACCCACTTCATGGCCATCCTGACCATCGTTTCCAGCGCCGCCACCGCCTCAGGGCCCTCCTCGTTGGCCATCGCGTAGAGCGTGGGCAGGCCGCTGTCGATGGAGGCGGCGACTTCCTCGGCGGTCGCCTCCCGGCCCTCGCATATCCACTCGACGTCGCGCACGGCCTCGAAGTGGATGAGGATGCCGCCGCCCTCAGGACGGAACACCGACCAGTTGCCGGTGGTGATGAGCGCCGCCACACCGGGGTTCCGCATGATGGCGAAGCCAGGTGCGTCCTCGGCCCCGGCAGGCTTGTTCGCCTCCCGGCGGACCTTCTTGGGCATGGAAAGGAAGGGGCACGCCTTGGCGCTCCACTCGGCGCAGGCGTAGTGGTTGGGCGGCTCGGCGCTCGTGCCGTTCACCAGACACATGGGTCCGGCGACGAACGTGCCGGAGTAGCCGGTGCGGGCCAGGCGGTTGCGCGTCAGGCGCTCGCCACAGACCCAGCACAGGTCCTCGCGCAGCGCCCGCACGAGGTTCTTGGAGTTCATGATGCGGAAGTCCGGCACCCCGTCGATCCACTCGACAAAGAAGGGCACGGGCCTGCCCACGCTGTCGCGCGGGAGCTGACGCATCGCTCGTGGCATGTTCGGAGGTAGATCGGGCATTCAGGTTCCTTTCGTGATGCAGTCGTAGCGGCGATGGGTGGGGTTCTCGGCGGTGTGGGGGATGGGACCATCGGCCGGGACGCGCACGGCCTCGCCGCAGGTGTGACAGCGCATCTGGCACATCAGGCGCGAGCGCCCCTGCTTCGGCTTGGAGCGCGCCTTGGTCAACCCGAGCGCGGCGGCCTGCGCCGGGGTCAGGTTGACCGAGGCCATCAGTCGTCCCGCCAGCCAAGCGGTGACGTCCACAGGATGGGAACGCACCAGTCCGGCTTGCCGACGTTGCACCCTCGCTTGGCCGCTGGCTCGCGCATGCGGCCGATCCACCAGATCGAGTCCACGTCGGTGCCGTCTGGCATCCCGATCGGCACGATGATGTCGTCGCCGTAGTGGATGATGCCGTCTCGCCAGCTAGAGGCGAGCACGTTGAGGATGATGGCGGTCAGCTCGTTCCCGGCGCTGCGCCCCTCGATGGAGACGCACGACGCCCACAACTCGGCCCAGCCGAGGCCCACGGTGTAGTTGAACCAGCTGTAGAGCAGGTCGTCCTCCGCGGTCGGGAACACGCCGACCTGGTTCCAGGGGTATCTGCCCTCGTAGCGCTCGGCGGCGGGGTTCAGGTCTTTGACGATGTGGAAGGTCGCCATCAGCAGACACACTCCTCGGGGACGCGCTGGAAGAACGTCATCGGCTCCTCATTGTCCGAGTAGCGCGCCGACGTCCAGCCCGCCAGCGGCGCGACGGTGACCAACTCCAGGATCACGGTCGCCCCGCGCTCAGCCGCCCGCCGCTCCATCTGTCGCAGGTTGCACCGATTGCACTTCGTCAGCTCGCTCATGACACCTCCTCCTCGTCATCCAGCCAGGCGTCACGGTCGCCTTCCAGGCGGTCGTACTTCCGCAGCAACCGGCGCACGGCGACCAGAGCCTCGGGGCTGGGGTCCTCGATGTCGGCCTGGCCCCAATCGGCCGCTTCGTTCCCGGAGGCGAACAGCGGGACCGCCGCGGGCGGGATGCCGCCCGCCGGGCGCCAGATGCGGAGCGCCATCAGCTCGTGGTCGTGGCCGCGATTGCTATGGACGACCGCCCAGCCATGGCAATAGTGCTCGGGAGTGGCATGGCATCCGAACGTCGCCGGTGGCTGCATGGCGGTCTGGTTGTCGTAGGCGCGCAGCTTCTCGTACTCGGCCGCTGCCCACACCCCGCTCGGTACGTCGAGGCGGTAGGGGCACGTCGAGCACGGCTCCTTGCGGACGCTGCTGCCCGTCACGTCGGGTCCTCCAAGATGCGCCGTTCCTCGATGGCCTTGTAGCTGTAGCCCGGCACATAGCTCCCGTCGTTGGGGCTGTGGGTGAAGCACCACGGCTCGTCGTCGTACTCGACGGTGTTCTCGCACCCTGGCGCGATGCAGGGATGCGGCTGGGAGAGGGAGTTGAGGTTGCTCACAGCCATGTCCAACGATCGCCCGCCTCGGAACACAGGCCGAGCTTCGACCCGCCGTCCCAATCGACGTGCAGCGTGCCGATGGCGTCGATGAACCGCGCCGTGCCTTCCGTCCCCGGCGCTAGCCGCGTGTGCTCGTCCGTGCAGACAACGAGGCGCAGGCGCTTGCCTGCCACGCTGTCATCCCATTGGTCCGTCATCATCGTGGGTTCCTTTCTGTCCCTGCGCCCCGAGTCCGAGGCTGTCCAGTGCTTCCTCCATGAACCGCCCCGCCATCCGAATGGTGGCGAGGGGGGCGCCCTGACGGAACGCCTCCATCCGGGCCTCCTGCACCGCGCCCTGACGGGCGTGGAACCAGCAGAACCACAGGTCGTTTATGTGCATCTGCGCCGGGTCGCCGCAGTACTCGCACACTCGGTCCTCGCTGCCGCAGCCCTTCATGATTCGCCTCCTCCATCGTCGATGTAGGCACCACAACCACAGATATGCCGGGCCGCGTGATCGGTCGACAAGAGCCGACAGACATGCGAGCGCCCGAGCATGGCGTCCTCCTCGTTGGGGTCCTCCATGGCCCACTCGAAACCGCACCGCTCCTCCTCCCCGTATTCGACGGTCAGTTCCAGTAGCTCCCGACAGACGCGCCCGTCCTGGTAGATGAACGGACAGCGGTCGGGGTGGATGGGCGTGCCGAGCGCGCCCACGGCGACGCTCCGGAAGTGGCCCTCGGGGCACGTCCAGCGATAGGTGTTCACGGCAGGATCGCCTGCACGACCGCCCACACGACGGCGAGGAAGATGGCAAGCAGCCCGGCCACGACCACGATGGCCACGACGATGCCGACCCGGCGCATGGCGTCCGACTGATCGGTCATCGCATCCTCCTGCGTCGGCGCTGGCGCTGGTCGGCGAGCGACGGCGCGTCGGCGAGGCCGGTGATGAAGTTGTCGAACTCCTCCCGGTGGGCATCCACCAGCGCGGCGATGGCCCACAGCTCTTGGCGGAACAGCTCCGCGGTGCGGCCGTGAATCTCCCGACCGAGCGCTTCGACCGGGTCCTGATCCCACGACGGCCACCGCTGGGCGGTGTTGAGGCACGTCATGCAGCACTGCATCGACAGTCGCTGGGCGCCGAGATTGCGGGCCGCGTCGCGCAGCTGGTCGCGCGTCCACAGCCGCTCGCCCACGTTCTCGCTGGCGAGGCCGCACTCGGTCAGGCCCTGGTCTTCGCGCCACGGCGGCGACGGGCGCACGATGTGTGTGACCGGCGCACTGAGTCTGGTGTCCACCTAGTACGGCTCCTCGGGCGGTAGGTCGGGGTTGGCGGCGGGGGCGGTGAGGCCCTCGGCCTGCAACCGCTCGGCCTCCATGTCGAGCCACGCCCGCACGAACGTCAGCGCCTCACCGTGGCGGTTCGGCTGCATGTCGCTCAGGCCCATGTTGAAGTTGTGGCGGAAGTCCTCGCGCAACCGCTTGGCCGTGTCGCCGTCGAGCATCGCCATCTCGGCGTGGACCATCTGCTCGGCCGGGGTGCGGTAGCCCTGGTTCTGCGCCGGAGCGCGCACGGCCTGCGTGGCCGCCCGCCCGTCGTCATCCTCGGGGGCGATGCCGAAGATGGTGAGCAGGCTGTAGCGCCGGGCGTAGGTGAGCGCGGAGCCGACAGCCTGTGCGTCATTGGGCAGACGCAGGCCCATCGGCGGGAACGTCAGCCACTCGCCATTCCCGTGTATCAGGGCGGTGGTGACGGTCATCTTGTCTCCGTCGGTCCCCGGCATCTGGAACACGCTCAGGTCGAACATCTGGCAGGCCCGCTTGACCTCGTCGATGACGTCGCCCAGGTCGGCGTAGCGGTAGGTGTACTTGCCGGTGTCGGCCGTCTGCGTCTTGGCGATGTTCTGCACAGCGTTCAGCGTCTTGGCGAAGGCCAGGATCACTTCCTGGCCGCTGGCGATGAAGCTGCCGGAAAGAACGAGGTCCTCCATGGTGTGGTAGCCCACGGCTTCGATAGTCATGCTTCCCCTTCAAGATCGAGTTGGACCCGGTCGACGTAGGTCGTGGTCCGGTACTGGTCGATGTCGATGCCGTCGCGCTTGCCCGCCGCCTTGACACTCGAGAAGCTGGGCAGGTACTCCCACAGCTGGTCGACAACGGCGCGGCCGATGTTGCGGCGCGCCGGGTCCAGTTCGCCGGTGGCGATGTCGAGCGCCACCTTCCGCACGGCCGTCTCGCCCACGTCCTTGCGGAACTGCGCCGACGAGTGCTCGTGCAGCCAAGTGCTGCGCTTCTCCGGCTTCTTCTCCAGCCGCCCCACGCCCCGGACCACCAGGGTCTCGGTCTCCATGCGGGCGGCCAGCTCGTCACTCAGGTCGTCGACCATCTGTCGCAAAGCGCTGCCAGCCTCCAATGCCAGGCGGTAGCGCTGCGCCAGCTCGGTCGTCTCGCCGACGATGGCGTCCTCGCCCATAGCCAGCAGATCGTCAACCCCAGCCATACGTGGTTCCTTTCGACGCGGGCCTACCGGACTATTCTACCCCGTCGCGCGGCGGCCGGACGCGGATACTGGCTGGTCAGCCCACTCACCCACAGGCTGCTGTGGATAAATGAGAGCCGCCGCCGAGCCTGCGGAAAGGAACGAGACGCAGGCCCAGCGGACGGCTCAACTACCCGGCGGGTTCGTACTCCCGCTGGGTAGATCTTGCCGCTTGCGGGGCGGCTCGTACACCTTGCCCCGCATGATTCGGCATGGAATGCAGGTCGGGGTGCAGCGCCGGGCGCCGTCACCCCACCGTTGGTCGGTGCAACCGGGCGGGCACACGCACGCCTTCCCGGCCATGTTGTCATCGTCGCAGCTGTAGTGGCGGGTGCGGCCAGGAACGGCCACAGGGCGCCCACAGATGTCGCTGCGGGGGGCGTGGGCCAGGAACTGCCGGGCACGCTCCTCCGAGGCGAGTCCGGCCGCTCTGGCCTGCGTCATGGCATCCCGCACGCCCTCGGGGACGTGACGGCGTCGGCTAGCCACCAGCCGTCCAGTCGTGGCAATTGCCGCAGTACGACTCCCGGGCGTCGTTGGGGTTGTAGCTCGTCATCCCGCAGCGGGGGCAGGTGTAGCTCCCGGCGGGCTTGACGTGGTGCCAGATGCCTTCCTCGCTGATCGCCCACTCCAGCGCGTCGATGTAGTCCCACAGGTTGACGAACCCGGCCTCGTGCGCTCGGGCCACTAGCTCGGCGGTGGCGAAGTGAGAGAGGGGCAGGCCCGTGAGCCTGCCCCTCGCCACGTCAGACACGGCGCAGGCCGCGACGCCGGGTGAGCCAGATCAGACCGGCGCCACCGGACACGACCAGGAGGCCGCCGAACACCAAGGGCAGAGCGTCGGTCCCCGTCGCCGGGATGGAGCCACCACGGTTGGGCGGCACCGGCACCGCCTCGCCCGGCGTGAACGGCCCCTCGGGGCTGTTGCAGGCCGCCGTCTCGGGCGGATAGGCGATGTCGGCCTCGGACGTCAGCACGTCGGTCGCCTGCTGGAACAGCGGGCGCGACTCACCGAAGCCTGCGGGCAGCCCCGCCTCGCCGCCGGTCACCGGCAACGTGGCCACGATGTGCAGCCCGTCGCGGAACTCGGCGTCGCTCGGGTCGAGGACCCAGAACCCGTCGTCGTTCAGCATCCAGCCCGGCCAGTCCAGAGCCTCGCCCGTCACCGGGTCGACCTCAGCGCCGGGGTAGACGACCCGGAAGCTGGTGTTGGCCTGGTAGACGATCTGGTGCGACTCGATCACGTCGCCGTCGAGGGTGCGGAACTCGAGAGTGCCGACTGTCCCGTTCAGCTCCGGCTGGTTGCCGAAGGTCAGTTCCACGAAGGGCGCGTCGCGCACGCACACGGTCGAGGCCGAGCCGATCGAGAACACGACGGGCGCCACCAGGGGTGTCGTGCTCGTGCCACCAGGCGGTAGCCCGGGGGCCGTGGTCGTGGTGCTCGGCGCGGTCGTCGTGCTCCCCGGCAACGTCGTCGTGCCACCCGGCACCGTGGTCGTGCTTCCAGCCACGGTCGTCGTGGTCGTTCCGCCGACCTGCGTGTCCGGCGTGCAGTCGGGGCAGGTCGTCGTGGTGCCCCCGGTGGAAGGAGGCGTGGTGGTCGTCCCGGTGGTGCCGGGGCAGAGGCCACTGATGTCAGGCGGCGGGCCACCGTTGTCGAAGCCGACCACGATGCTGCGCTCCTGCGCGTCGGCGAACTGGTCCCCGATCTGGACGTTGGGCCCAGGTGGGTTGGGGATGGCGTTCACACTCACGCTGATCGGCTGCTTGCCCGGCTTCAAGACCTCGGCCTCGCCGGGCTTGCGGACGTACTTGCACACCCACACCTTCTTGGGCGTCTCGGTGGTCGTAGTGGCCTCGGTGGTCGTCGTCGTGGCCTCGGTGGTCGGGATCGTCGGCACCGTGACCGGGTTGGTCACCGGCACCGTCGTCGACGCCGCTGTCGTGGTCGACGCCGCTGTGGTGGACGTCGTCGACGTGGGATACGACGGGTGTGTGGTCGTCGAGTAGGTCGGCGGAGCCGACGAGGACGTGGGATACGTCGGGTGGGTCGTCGGGTAGCTCGGCGCTGTGGTCGTGGGGTACGTCGGTGGAGGCCAAGCGTCAGCCCTCCCGACCCACAGACACACGATGCCCAGCACGGCGGCCAGCACCGCAACGATGGCGGTCCTTCTCACGATGGTCCCTCTCTGTTGGTGATGCCGAGTCGCTCCATCGCCTCCGCCATGCGACGCGCGCTCGACCGCTTGCCCTCTTCGGTGGTCATGTCCACTTCAATCAGCTCGTCGCAGACGAGGACGAGTTTGGCCGGTGGCTTCGATCCGGCGGTGATGGCGCCGATCATGGGCTTGTCGAGCAACACGGCGTAGCCGGTCTCGATGGCCAGCTTCGGGTCCGTCGCCCCCGACCACAGCGTCATGATGATGGCGCTGTCCTGCATCATGGGAAGCAGCTCCCGCCGAGCTCTCTCCAGATACGCCCTGGCCTGAGGGTCCTCGGACCAGTCCCTCGGTCTTCCTCCTGGCACGGCTGGTTCCTTTCAAGGTGGGAATCTTGTCAGCAGTCGGTCACGCTCAGTGCCAGACGACGTCACCTGCCCTTTCCCGAGGGTCCGGGTCCATGCGGACCCGGACGAACTCGTAGATGGCGCCGCCGATCAGCGAGCCGATGGCGGCGGCGATGAACACCGCCAGGAGGGTCCTCTTGGTGTAGTGCAGCTTCATGGCCAGTGCTCCTGCATGTAGGCCAGCCCGAACAGGAGGCTGGCGATGGTGAAGATCGACAGACACGTCGCCAGGACGATGGCGAAGGCGGTCATGCACGCGCCGATGGCGACTACCTCCCACGGCGGCCGCTGGCGGCGGGTCACTCGATGACCTCGACGTCGGTCCGCTGGCTGTAGCGGGCCAGGATGACCGGGCGCCCGGTGGCACGCCGACATAGTTCGGCGTGCCAGCGGTAGCTCTCGATGCGCTCCCGGTCGGCGCCCATCAGCGGCATCCACCAGCCGTCGCCGGTGCGGTACCCGATCACCCCCTCTCCGTCGCTGGGGTCGGTCGACAGCCACGCCCACATCTCCTCGATGCGGGGGAACGGTTGCTCGCCGTTGTCAGCCACAGGCCCTCCCTGTCATCGGATCGCCGCGCAGCACCCAAGGGCACCATCCGCTGTGCTGCCATAGGTTGAACGCCGCGGTGAGGTTCGACCAGGGGTCAAAGCACCCATTCGGCGGACACGGCCATCCGCATAGCTGCATGAGGCCGAGCGCGTGGGCGCGCCCGCACGGCTGCGGGTTGTAGGCGCCCGGCCGACAGCCGGACTCCCGGTGCATCACGTAGCTGAGGACCCGACCCTGCTCCTCGGGCCACCCGATCTGGGCGGCCATCTCGTGCCACTCCTCGCACCACTGCCACTCCGCTCGAGGTGGAGGTGGCGGTGGGTTCTGCGTGCACAGCAACTCGGCCATGAAGTCACAGCCGTGATTGGTCCGCACTGCCATGCTCGGGGCTGGCTCCACTTCGATGCCCTCGGCCATCATGGGTGGCGCCGGGGGCGGTACGTCTTCCGCCGATGGGATCGCCTCCGGCACTGTCGATGGCGGCGGTGCGGTGGAAAGCAGATGGCTCGGCGGTACGTCGGTGTCGGTAGGCGTCGGTGTGGGGGGCGTGAACACGGCGAGCAACAAGCAGCCCGTCAGCGCCACGACCCTCACCGGCTGGCCTCACAGTCCCGGCAGATGCCGAGTTGGACGGTTCCTGGTGACGGACGGGTAACAGATACAAGCCGCACTCGCCGACAGCGGGTGCAATAGCCGATGATCATCATTGCGGAGTGTCCTCTCCGTGGTAGTGGGCGGGCCGGGACGCGTGGGGCGTCCCGGCCCGATTGCTGGCTAGAAGGGTTCCTCCTCTGTTAGTTGGGTGTCCGGTCGGAGCGCTTCAACGAAGCGACCGAACAGCGACCAGTTCGGCTCCTTCCCCTGCCGAGCCTTCTCGGCGGCGTAGGAGCGCATGGCGATCTGGATGCCCTGCTCGAAGGTCGGCAGGTCGTGCTCGTGTGAGTAGTCGATGGCCGTGCCCATGTCGCGGCGTCGAGCCGCCAGCAGTGACTGGTACTCCTTGACGATGACGGCGAGGTTCGGGTGGCCGCCACGGTCCCAGTTCAGGATGACGTTGCGGACGGCCTGCGCGCCGATGTCCGTGTCCATGCGCATCAGTTCGCTGGTGAACAGGTCAATCGCTTCCGCGGTCCAGAGCGATGTCGCCGCGACGAGCACGGTCATCAGGTCGCTGGCGTGGTCCCGATCCATTGGCGTTCCCTTCGGTCGTGTCGATGACAACCCGCCGTTCTTGCTCCGCCAGCGCCCGCTGCCGCGCGAGCGCCACCTGTGCCTCCGTCATTGGCCTTGGCGCCGCCGATGGCATCTGCGCCAGCGCCGCCCATTGGTTCGCGAGGGCGTGCGGCGTCAACGCTGCATCCCGGTACTTGTGGCGGTAGACCTCAGCCCGCCATGCCACGTCCTCGGGCTGCGCTTTCACCGCCCTCAGCTGCGCGACCGCCACGCCACACGCCCGTCGTTGAACGGGCGTCATCTCCTCATAGGCCATCCCGCACGCCTCGACCACAGCGTCGAAGAGCGGATTGCGCTCCCGCGGTTTCGCCGCCGCCCGCGTAGATGTTCCGTTAGGAACATCTACCTCACTAACAGGAATCACTACAGGACTCTTAAGAGCGCCTGGCGCGCCGACGGTCGGTTCACCGGCGGTCGGTTCACCGGCGCCTGGAAATCCGTCGTCGGTGGGGGCGGGTAGCTCAGTAACGACCGTGTCGGTGACCCAATGGCCCCCGGCGTCCTGGTAGCGCTGGCGGGTGAGGTAGCCCGCATCCCGCAATTCGTTCAGGGCCGTGCGGATGGCATCGCGACCCTCGGCCCGCTCGCCAGCGATCTCTGTGGCGTCGACACGCCAGTAGTCCGGCTTGCTCAGGATGAAGGTCAGCAACCCGAGGGCACGGAAGCTCAGCTTCGGGTCCTCGATGGTGCTCTTCTCGAACACGAGCCATCGCTCGTGCCGGGGCGCTCGCACAATCGTCATCGCGTCAGCCTCCTTCTCGGAGGCGACCCAGCGATACGATGAAGCCCGGAAGTGCCGGGTGTGCGGGCCGCTGGGACGGCTCCTGCTCGGTTCGGTGTCCCCGGTCCATCCGGGGACACCGGCCTATCTTACTACCGCCCGCGGTGGCGGCGCTCAAATCCGACCACTGAGGGTGGCAGATGCAGCGAGGCGGACCCCTGAAGCGCACGGGTGGCCTGAAGCGGGGCGCGCCGCTGAAGCGAGGCGATGGCCTGAAGCGCAAGGCCATCAAGGCCAAGCCGTTGAAGCGGGAAGTGCTCGATCCCGAGCTGCGCGAGCGCATCCTGCGCCGGGACAAGGTCTGCCAGGCCCACCCTCGCGGTTTCGCCTTGGGCGTGTGCTGCGGAGGACGCCTTCACGTCCATCATCGGCGCCTCCGCAGCCAGGGCGGGCCGGACACCGAGGAGAACCTGATCGCCGTCTGCACGGTGCATCACCACCATCTCCACAGCGTCGATCGCGCTGGAGCTGAGCGTGCTGGCCTGGTCATCCGCACCTACCCGCCATTCGACGGCCGCCGCGCGACGGGCTATACTTAGGGGATGGCTAACGGCCCGACCGCCGGTGACGAGATGTTCCCCGAGGGGGACCCGCTCGTCGCCTCCGTGGCCGACCTCGTGCAGCGCTACGGCTATGACGCCGTTCGCATCGAGCTTGGCTACCACCAGCCCCTGTCCGTCGTCGCCAGCGCGCCAGCGCGCGTCACCGACCCCGAAACCAGCCACGAAGCCGGGCCTCGCTCGGCTGACCTATCCCGCTTCTCGGCCCACAGCCGTCAGGCGAAGCTCCTGATGGTCATTGCCTCCCAGAACCTCACCGACCAGCAGGCGGCGCTGCGCGTCATGGGGTCCTCCGCCACGCCCTCGCGACTGGAGGGCTGTCGACGGCGCATGAGCGACCTGCGCGCCGCCGGTTACATCTCTGACACCGGCCTGCGCCGTCACAACGTCGGCTCCGACGACGAATCCATCGTGTGGCGCCTGACGCTGGCGGGGGAGAAGGCCCTCGCCAACCTGGCGAACACAGGTTGGAGCCGCTGATGATCTACGAGCCGATGCCAGAGGAGGAGCGCGTCCTCGACTCGTCCCAGCGGCGCGTCACCGCCGGGTTGCTCGCTGAGGACGAGCGCCGAGAGGCCATCCGCGCCCTCTACCGGGCGGGCATGACCCAGCGCGAGTTGGCCGAGCGCATGACCAAGGCCAGTCTGTCCGTAGGTGGCCCGGTGGTCACCGAGAACAGCGTGCAGAAGATCATCATGCGGCTACGGGTGAAGGAGCGGGTCTGATGGCAGTCCGAATCCATGAATCGCTCCACGGTCTGATGGTCCCCATCGACATGCTGATCCCCTGGCCGGACAACCCTCGCAGCGGCGACCTGTCGGCGTTGAAGGAGTCCATCCGCAAGAACGGCTACTACCAGCCCGTCGTGGTTCAGCGCTCGACCAAGTACGTCATCGCCGGGAACCACCGGATGCAGGCCATGCAGGAGTTGGGCGCCGTCGAGATACCGGCGCTGTTCGTGGACGTGGACGACGTGTCGGCCACCCGTCTGGCGCTCGCTGACAACCGCACCAGCGACCTCGCTTTCTACGACGACGAGCAGTTGTTCAAGCTGCTCGAGGAGCTGGTCGCCAAGGACTCTCTCGACGGCACCGGCTACGACCGCAGCGCCTTCGAGCTTCTGCTGCAAGGCGTGGGCGGAGACAACGTGACCGGCGGCATCCGTCAGGGCCTCATCCCCGGCGAGCGCCTGGACGAGTACAACGACCTGGACATTCGCTCGATCATCCTCCCCTACGCCGGTGAGGAGTACGAGGTCGTGGCGACGGCTTTCACGCACATGCGCCAGGCTCTGTTCGTGGACACCAACGCCGAGGTCGTGAAGATCCTGCTGACCAAGGCGCTGGAGGAAGTCGACGTTGAGCCATGATCCCCTGCGACGTGACGGTGTGCCCCAACGACGCCGAGTGGGCCTTCATCGGCGAGGGTGGCGACCTCTACCTGTGCGACGACCACTTCGACTTCAACGTCGGGGACTCATCCCACTGGCGCCCTATCCCCCGCGAGGAACCGGCGTGACGACCTTCCTCATCGTCGCCCAATACCAGCACGCGCTGGAGTGGTGCCGCGAGCAGGACCCGCCTCGCAACCCGCGCGCCCGCGACCTCGTCATCATCTCGGTGGACAGCAACGACGCCACGTTCCGGCTGCGGGGCCGCAGGATGCAAGACGGCGATGAGGTCGTCGAGCACGTGATCTACAGCCATCTGTCGCAGCGTGGCTGGGAGACGCTCGGCGCCGTCGAGCACGAACTGGACATGATGCGGAGGTTCAGCGTCTGATGCAGCGCCTGCAATCGTCCATCGAGCGGGTCACGTTGAAGCGCGGCGTGCCGATGACGCCGTGTACCTACGCCGTCGACACCAGCGAGCGGTGGGCCGGGACACTGGCGACGTGCGGAGCGATGATCCCGCACCGTCCCAAGCACCCCTGCCCGGAGTGCGGCCAGCACCAGATCAACGCCCACGCCCCTGACCCGCCCGAGGGAGCGCTCATCTTCGACCGCGACGTCGCCATCGTGGACGCTGCCTCCAAGCAGGTCGTCGGGGTCTACGTCACGTGCGCCCACGACATCGCCACCAACCTCGCCGCCGACCTGCGTCAGGTCGACTTCGACTCGGCGCCGTTCATGCGAAGCCCGTCGACCGCGGCGCGCCTCAGCGGCATCTCGGCGGCCAGCCGGACGTTCGGCTACCAGCCCCCGGTGCCCATGCGTCGCCGCTACGGCTGCTCGCGCTCGCAGTTCAACGCCCAGCACCCCGCCGCCGCCGAACACCTGGCGGAGTTCTGCCGGGTGGCCGAGCGCGCCATGCGGACCTACGCCGAGGACGTGTACGCCACCACCGCCGATCAGGTCCGCAAGGCGATCCCCAGCGCCTGGCTCATCGCCGGGACGCCGTGGTCGAGCGGGATCATCAACAAGACGGCCTCGCTGCCCTACCACACCGACAAGGCGAACATTCCGATGTCGTGGTCAGCCATGCTCGGCGCTCGACGCAACATCGAGGGCGGGCTGCTGCACTTGGCGGACTACGACGCCTGGTTCACCATCAGCCACGGCAGCATCATCATCTTCGACGGCCAGTCGGTGACCCACGGCGTGAGTCCGCTGCACCCCTCAGGAGCGAACCCCTGGCGCTACACGTGCGTCGTCTACGCCAAGCAGGGCATGAAGGTGTGCTGCGGCGACCCCAAGGAGGAGGCGAGGCGCGCCGCCCGCGCCGCCACCGACGCCGAGACGCTGCGGATCGGCAACCGCATCACCAAGCGCGGCCCCCGGCAGCGCAAGAAGGGCTAGACCAGCTGGCCGAAGGCGAGGAAGAACCCGCCCGGCAGCGAGGTCTGCACCATCAGGTCACCGAACGGCGGCTCGATGTTGGACGTGACCGCTTCGACCCTGATGATCTCGTAGGCGCAGGCCACCGAGGGCGACCAAACCTCCAGCCGGTCCCCAGCGTGTAGCTCGGGGATGCGGGCGAAGGGCGAGCCGTGGGTGGAGCGGTGGGCCGCCAGGTGTAGGTGAGCGCACGGTTCGCCGGTGAAGGAGACCAGACCCTGGTCGATGACGTCCTGCCCACCCCGCACGGCGTTGAACACCCCGACAGGCATCGCCACCGTGAAGCTGTCGTCGTGGTGCGGCGCGCGTCGCGCCCTCGCTCCCGCCGCCCCCGGTGCGAGGGCGCGGTGAACGAGGTCGGTCGTGGTGGGATCGGGCACAACCTTGCGAACGTCGGGCACCCCTGTCGATCGCAGCATCCATGCGACCGCCACGACCAACAGGGCCACCAGCGTCAGAGCGATGACGTCACGGAGCAGGCGCGTCCTCCTCGTCGTCGGGTACCCAGAGAACCGGCATGATGGCGAACTCGATGAGGCCGAGCCTGATGCAGACCTCGATGATGGCGCCCTGCGTGGTGTTGGGCGGGAGGGTTGTCTGCTTGGCGAGACGGATCGCATCCCGCATCATCTCTGGCATCCGGCCGGACCCCGGTCCCTCCATCCAGAGTTCCTCGCCCGCCCGCGGCCCGTCGACAGTGTGGGTCACGCTCACGTCCTGACTCTCGTCGGCCGTGTCGACGCCCTGCACGACGAGGCAGGTGTGGACGTTCTGGTCGCCCGCTTCGTGGGCGCGGGCCATGTCGCCGTGGCGCATCGTCTCCGCCGCCTTCCGGCCCTCCTCCTCCTTGTAGTCCCGGGTCCACGCCTCAACGATGTTGACGACCAGTTCGGTGTCGCGCCGGAACGACGCCAGGATCATCGCCGTCTCGGCGAAGGCGGGGGCGAGGTCCTGGGATGGGGCCATCCGCACGACGAGGTAATCCCTCGGCCCGCAGATGATGAGCATGGGTGATAGCTCGCCGTCCCGCTCGAAGTTCTCGACGGCCCCGGTGAGCAACTTCTCGATGTGCTCGCGGTGTCGGCTCACGACGCCTTCTTCCGGGCGCGCTTGGCCGGGGCCTTGACCGGCCGCTCGACACCGCCGAGGCGCCTGACCTCGAGCTCCCGCTTGGCCAGCCAGAAGCGCTTGCTGTCTCGGTCGTCGAAACCCAGGCCCGCTTCCCGGTAGCCGTCGGGGTGCATGTAGCTCCGGCCCAGGAGCTGACCGCCACGGTCGTTCACCACGTCCTCGCGGACGCAGTCGCAGCGCTCGCAACGCAGCGTCAGCTGGTTCCCGCCCAGCTTCGGTCGGCGCACGGCGTCGGCCGCGAACCAGGCATGGCCGATGGTCTGACACGTGATCATGTCGTCAGTGGTGGCCATCGTCGCCGTCCTCGATGATCTCCACGATGTCCTCGACCGGGACGGGGAACAGCGTGTCCCGGTCGAACTCTGGGAACCGCACGCCGCACTGCTCTCGGTCGCCGTGCCGGGGCACGTCCCGCTCCTCGTCACTGATCGAGGCCCGGGTGCCGGGCGCGTAGACCAGCGTGCCGATGTTCCCTTCCCTCGTCCGCACCTTCGCTCGCCGCGCTGCGGCTTTGACCAACTGGACTCTGTCGTACATGGTTCCTCTCCTGATGGGACGGTCCCCCGGTGCGGGCGACACCGGGGGACCGCGATGGTTGCTATCGGTGGGAGGGTCTGCCGCGCAGAGGCGGCGTGAACCTGGCCACGTCCTCTTCCTTGAACACCAGCAGCCCCGACGGAGCGAGTTCGCCCGGGAGGTTGCCTTTGAGGTGCCAATCGTTCACTGTGCGGGGCGCCACCCCGAATCTCTCCGCCACGTCATCCTTCGTCAGCATCCCAGGCGGGACCACTTTGCCGCTTCCTCGCTTCAGCGCCAGCGCCTCGACTTCAGCCGTTGGCACGAACAGGTAGGTGCGGTCCCGAAGCCCGGTCAGCTTCCGTTCCTTGACCAGCTGATGGATGCGTTGCCGGGACACGCCCAGCGCGATCGCCGCATCCGCAGCCGACATGAGCTTCTTGTCGTGGCGGGGGTTGGTCATGTCTGCCTAACCACCCCCAGATGTTCGAGCACCCAGGGAGGGACGGCGGTGGTCTCGCCGTTCCCATCGTCGCCGCCGGTCACGACGACCGGCCCGACGAGGCGGTCGCCCGCCTCCATGCAGTGGAACACGTCGACCATCGACCACAGGTCGTTGGCCCGGTAGTTGAGCGTCAGTCCCTTGCCCTTGCCGTCCTCGTCGCACCACAGCAGGATCGAGGAAGCGCTCGGCGCAACCTCCAGCCAGCCGCCGATCGCGGCCTTCATCGTGAAGAACTCGGTGTCGGGCAGCACGCTCACGCTGCCGTCGACCGCGATAAGAACCCCTGGAACGGGGGGGAGCTCATTCATCCAGTACCTCCTCGGTAGTGCCGGGGCCGCACCGAGCGGGTGGCGCGACCCCGGCGATCTGGTCGTCTCAGTCCTGCTGGTTGCGGACCGAGACGGAGAAGTCCTCGACGTAGTCCAGGCCCTCGGTCTCTTCCACGCTCCTGAGAATGCGGGCGAGGCTGGCGAAGCCATCTTCGAGATAGCCATTGCGCGCCGTCAGCGTGATCTCCACGACGAAGGACCGGGTGTCGGTCTGCGTGCAGTGCTGGAGCCACTGGTCCGACGTCTTGGCGTTCACGCCCTCGATCCAGTCTCCGTACTCGCTGCACCAGTCACGTCGCAGCGCCTCCTCGCGGAGGTCGTCGGCGATGATGGCGAGGTCGCGCCGCAGCCGCTGCTCAGTGCCGCGGAACGCCTCGACCTGAGCGGCCATCGCATTGAAGCCGGAGCGCATCCGGCGGTAGTCGATCTGCGCCTGTCGAAGCGCCATCCCGATCTCCGAACGGGTGGCCTGATCGCCACCTGCGTTGGCGGTTTCCCCGGAGTGGTCGTTGAAGACCCAGGACAGCCACGAAGGCACCAGGTCTACGACCGTCTCCAAGACGGCACCGTCGCCGTCAGTGTCCACTGTGGTCATGTGGTTCCTCTCTCCTTGCCGAAGCTGGTGTGCCCCGGTCGCGGACGGATGGGATTCGACTCCCACCCGCCCCGTACTCATCGGGTGAAGCTCGTCGCCGAGTGCATCGCTCCGATCGGGCCTTCCTCTGGCCCACGCCAATGGGCCTCGATGTAGACCAGGCGGTGCGTCTCGGGGTTCATCGAGCCGTCCGGCAGGCGCGCCGGGCCGAGGCTCTTGACGTGGACCCGACGCCAGTGCGGGCGCACCCGCACCCGATGATCGAGCGGCGTGCCCGTCCCCGTTTCGTGATGCACCGGGTCGTGCTCGCGCCGAAGCTTCAACACCGTGTAGTCGAGCAACGGCTTGCGCTTCGCCAGCCGCTCCCATTGGCGCACCGTGGCGCGCTTGGGATCGTCGCGGTGGCGGACCACGATCTCCTGCCACATCAGCCGCATGAAGGCCAGGAACCACCGCCGCTGGTAGGCCACCGACGAGGGCAACGTGCCCGGCCGGTAGCCCACCTCGTTCCGCACGGTCCAGGGCCGCCCGAAGCGCCAGGGGATCACCTCGATCGGCAGCAGTCCCTCGTCGACGGTCACCGGGTCAAGGTGATCGGTGATGCCGATTGCCTCCAGGTCGGCCATGTTGCCGTGCTCGTAGTCCCAGCCCGTCGTGTAGAAGAACAGGCTCACGCCGTCGCCCACGGTCTTGTCGGACATGCTCCCCATGCCTGGGTGGACCTGCCACCCCATCGCCCGCACCCACACGTGGAGCCGCTCATCCACCGCCCCCGTCTCCGGGTGAAGATCGGTGACGATGAGCGGCTTCTCGAACACGGCGAACCCGCACGGTGTGAACAGGTCGGTGGGCCACAGCATCTCCGGCTCGGCCAGCTCGGCTGCCGAGGTCACCAGGTCCATCACGTCGCCGCTGACGTAGTGCGACACCGCCCCCGACAGCATCTGGTACTCGCGCTCACACAGGATTGCGCCCTGGAGGACCGACTTGTCATCGCCGCCGAACTGCTCGATGCCGATGATGGTCGATCCCTCCATCGTCTCGGCCCCGTACCGCAAGGCGAGGCCGACCGCGGGCTTGCCGGTGTCATCGGGCAGGCCGTAGCTCGCCGAGAACTTGATCCAGCGCTGCACGTGGACGTTGGTGAAGGCCCGCTTCACATCGCGGATGCTCTCCGAGGGCGTGCCCTGGTTGACGTTGATGAGCGGGCGCCAGTAGGCCCTGGCTCGCTCGCTCTGCGACCACAGGGCCAGGTGGGCGTCAACGGCAGGGGCGAGACCGGACCACTGTCCGGCCTTCACGCGGGGTCCTCTGGATCGGGCATCCAGAAGCTGTCGTCGGCCGTGTCCACCACGTCGTCTTCGACCTCGTCTTCCTCGGCGTCGAAGTCGTAGATGCGTCGGTCGCTAGGTGCCGGGCGCTGGTGGCCCGACCGTCTGCTGCTGGCTCTGCTCACGAGGGCGCCCCCTCGCAACCGCACCCGATGTGGTGCTGGCCGTCCGGGTCGTCCGGGCAGGCATCGTCGTCGCCCATGCGGATCGCCTCGATGGTGACGCCCTCGCCGGGGAACAGCACGGCCAGCATCTCGTCGGCCTTCGCCTTCAGCCGGTCCACGTCGTCGGCATGGATGAGCACCATCTGCACCACGCAGCCCGGGACGCGCTCGTTCAGCCATGGCTGGGCCATGTGCGCCGAGCGGGGCACGAGGATGAGGCCCACCGTCTGGCAGTCCTCCTCGCTCAGCGCGCTCATCAGCAACGCCGAGCTCATCCTCCAGTCGGCGTCGGTGGGGTCGAGGACCATCTGCTCACCAATGCAGAACTCGCGGGCGAAGCGGATGACGTCCTCGTCGGTCAGTCTCTCGATGGTCACGACGGCGCCTCCTCGCTCTGGTGCGGTCGGCCCCACACGTGCTGGGGCGTCGGTCGGAATGCCACCGTGGGCGGGGACTCACCGAACTGCTCGATGAGCACCTGGAATCCCGCCTCGGCTAGCTCGGGCTTGGCTGGCACGGTCGCCACCCAGACCTTGCGGTAGTTCAGCTCTTGCTCTGTCATGGTTCCTCTCCTGTCGTCCCGCCTGGTTGGCGGGGTCGTGGACGGCGGGGATGATGAGTCCCCGCCGTCCGGCCCGACACGCCTTCAAAGGGAGTGGGCGGACACCCCCCGAGGCGGTCGGGCGACAATGCCGCTCGCAGCTTGGCGAGCGGCAGAAATGCGGTCACGCCTCGCTGGCGGATTTACAGACAGTCGTCAGCTAGTAGTCAGGCATGCCCTCGACGCTGCCGTCGTTGGCGTACAGCCAAGCGAAGCGGCGCCGCACGCCGAGGTCGTGAATCTCCTCGGCCAGCAGCTTGTAGAGCTCGAAGGCCGAGGCCGCCGGGTCCGCTGGCTGTTCGACGGTGAGCTTGTTGGTGAGCGTCTCCCGGTAGGCGACGTACCACCGCATCGCCGCCGCGTTCGGGTCGAAGGTCATGGGTTGGCCTCCAACCACGCATCCATCTGGGCCCGCAGCTGAGCGGGCGGGAACCTGTCGTCGGTGAGCAGTTCGATGACCTCCTCGCTGATGGGACCGTGGTCGTCGCGCCCGAGGAGCGCGGCGCCGTGGATGGGCGAGCCGCCGTACAGCGCCCACGCCTTGAAGTTGATGCCGAGGCCGCGGCTGATGCCGTGGTCGTCCACGAACAGCACGTGGGAGCGTGGCTCGAAGTAGGGGTGGCGGACGGCCACCACGTCCAGCTCATCGCCAATGAGCAGGCGCGCCTCTGCGGCGGTGTCGGTGAAGATGCGCGTGACCACACCGTCGGGCAGGATCAACAGGCCGAGCACTCCGGCGTTCATCATGGGTTCCTTCCTTGCACCCCGCCCGCTGCGGGGTTCGTACCCGGCCGAGGCGACGGGCCTCGACCGGGTGGCAAGGCAGCGCACCCCCCGGTCAGCGCTGCTTTGCGTTCCGTTCCAGCTCCGCCTCCACCAGTGCCAGGGTGGCGTCGACGACGCTGTTGATTCCGAACAGCAGGTCGCGGAACGGCCCGTTCAGGCCACCGTCCTCGCTCGCCGCCATGTGTGCCTCACTCCCGGCCAGCCGCATGGCGTAGAGATGGTCGGTCAGCCGACCAGGGTGGTCGAGGCTCACTGCTCCGTCGCCCGTCTGATCGCCTCGATGCCTTCCTCCCACAGCACCGACGTGTCGATCGGGTCGACCACCGCCCGCAGCACCAGCGCCTTGGCCACCGCCATGTCTTCGGGGCTGACCGAGCTGTCCTCCAGGACCGTCCAGTCGAGGCGGAACCAGGCCGAGGCGTAGGTGCTGTCGAAGCGGTCGTCCTCGTCCCGGACATAGGTCGGCAGTGACCGCATGTATGTCCAGGCTTCCTCGTGGTCGCCACGGTTGCCGCCGCCGATGCGGGTGTAGACGTGGATCAGCGGCTCGTCGCCGTGCTGTTCCAACCAGTAATCGCGGAACCGGGACTCAGGCAGCGGCGGACGGAACCCGGCCAGCAACAGGAGGGCCGCTGCCGCCGGGTTCTGCCCGAAGATGACGTTATAGAGGCCCCCCGCCATCAGAGGCCCACCGACTTGGCCTGGAGGAACTCCAGCAGCTCGTCGAGGATCGCCATGGCCTCGGTGGACTGGAACACCCCGGTCGGGGGCGGCAACCAGCACACAGATACCCGGCCGAACGCATGGGCGACGGCCTCGGGAATGGGCGTGTCGGCGGGCAGGTTGGACGGTTCGTACTCCTCGCCCCGCAGCAGCTCGGCCTCGTCCACGAAGCGGGCCAGGTCGGACTCGCGCAGCACCGCTGCGGTCCGGGGGATCGTGAAGTGCACGTCCCCGGTCGAGTCGGCCACGAGGATGGCGTCGTCGTTCATGATCGACTCCAGCGTGGCCAGGGCTTGCAGGACGGCCAGGGCCTGGTCGTCGGTGATGGTGACGCGCCGGACCTCGTGATCGACACGCCGGTCGCGTGCCGGTCCGTACTGCCTCATGGTGGCGATGGCGTTCGCCAGTTCCGTCATGGACTCACCAGCCCGACGCAGCGCTCGGTGAGCGTGTCCTCCCATGCTGCGCTGAACCCCCGCCCGTAGTCACGAGGGGCCTGCGGTGGGTAGACCTTGCCGAACAGGTTGGAGAGGTCCTGGTCCATCGGGTGCGGCATGGCGATGACCTCCCGGGCCACGCTGCTGTCCAAGTAGTTGGTGGCGAGCTCGAGGTCCAGCTCCACGGCCATCGCCGCTGCCTCGCCATCGGCAGCCCCTTGTAGGTACCAGTCGCTCGGTTTGGTCGCGTCTGTCATGTGGTTCCTTCCTCATCGGTGGGCTGGGGCACCAGCACCTTGGTCTCGATCCCGGCCTTGCGCGCTGCACGCACTGTGGCCCACGTCCCGCTGCGCCTGATCTCTTTGGCCTGGCGGGGCGTGGCGATCAGGAGGTTCGCTCCGTAGATCGTGAAGTGGTTGCGGCGCAGCGCGCCGGTGCCGGTGTGGTGGATGGTCGTGTACTGCATCGGGGGCCACGTCTTGCCGACTGGCAGCCAGACGTGGAGGTCCCGACACCCTGCGTCGTAGGCAATCTCGTGCGCCTCCGTGTCGGCGCCCGCCGCGCCGCCGTGGTGGAACTGGAACCGACCCAGCCCCAGGAGGACGGTGCCCAGCTTCGAGCGCTGGTACAGCGTCATCCCGAACTGGGTCCCAGTGAAGGCGACCCTCAAAGCACGGTGTGACCACACGACAGCTCGTAAGCCGTCGTGGGGTCAGCGGGGAAGACGGTGAACTCTCGCACCACCGCCCGCTTGGGGAGATCGTCACGACGCTGGCCGCCCCAGGTCGCCTCCCACGCATCAACGTTGTCCCAGCCGTCCTCGACGGCGCAGTTCGGACAGCCGATCATCTCGACCTCGGGCACCGGCTTGCCGATGACCGGGAAGCCGTCGGAGCGGTGCCGCTCCGTCTCGAGCACCGTGTCCTCGGTGACGAGATCGTGCAACGCCATGACCCGGTGCTCGCGGCACACGTGGATGACGCACTTCTGTGGTCCGGGCATGCCCTCGTAGTCGCACGAGAACTCCAGCCGGTCCGACGCCTGGGTGCTGCACTCGGCATCGAACCAGCCGCCGTCCATGTCACGGATGATCTGGACGTGCTCGCATAGACGCTTGCCGTCGCGAGTGCGGACCTCCTCCGGTTCCCCGTAGCAGTAGTCGCACCCGACGCCGTCGCAGCGCTCGCACATCACCTCCATCACGACGATGTCCCTGGTTTCCATGTGGTTCCTTTCAGATGCCACCAGGTCAGGATGCCTGGTGGTCGTGCCCGGACGGGGGTACGAGTCCCGTCCGGGCGGGGAGCATCAGCTCCCGTTGCTGGCCTCGGCGGCGAGCGTGTACTGCTGCCACTCGTCGGAGTCGACGATGCCGACGCCGTCGATCGCCTTGCGGATGACCGTGCCGAGCGCCCCGGTGAGGGAGCCGTCGACCTTGTCCTCCTTGGCCTCCTCCATCAGCCGGTACTG